CTGGCACAAGGTCTAATATGATCTATATGCCATTCACCTTGGTTTTCCCAAGAGATTAGATGACCGCATCGTTCTGATTCGTTTTCAAATTGGTTTTCCAAATGAATTCTCACATCTTCAAGCGAACCTACATATTCAAAAGTATGTTTTTTATCTTTTCGTGTGCTATAACTTTTTAGTGCTCCTCTTACGCGGTCACGTATTATCTTTATTAAATAACCGTTAGGATCACATTCTTTACAATTTTCTCTTCTTTTATTATGTTCGCATATTTGACTTCCTCCACATTCTTTACATCTGCATCTCATTCTATTATGTTCACATATATGACCTCCACCACATTCTTTACATAGGCTTCTTAGTCTATCGTGTTCGCATATTTGACTTCCGTCACATTCTTTACATCTGCTTCTTATTCTATCGTGTTCGCATATTTGACTTCCTCCACATTCTTTACAAGTGCTTCTTTCTCTATTATGTTCGCATATTTGACTTCCTCCACATTCTTTACAATAGCTTCTTCGTCTATCGTGTTCGCATATTTGACTTCCTCCACATTCTTTACAAACGCTTCTTTGTCTATTATGTTCGCATATTTGACTTCCTCCACATTCTTTACATTGGCTTCTTTCTCTATTATGTTCGCATATTTGACTTCCTCCACATTCTATACATCTTTCTTTTCTTTTATTATGTTCACATATACCACTTCCTCCACATTCTATACATTTTCTTCTTTCTCTATTATGTTCGCATATTTGACTTCCTCCACATTCTTTACAATAGCATCTTAATCTATTATGTTCGCATATACTCCCTCCTCCACATTCTTTACAAACGCTTCTTTCTCTATTATGTTCGCATATACTCCCTCCTCCACATTCTTTACAAACGCTTCTTATTCTATTATGTTCGCATATTTTACTTCCTCCACATTCTTTACAAACGCTTCTTTGTCTATTATGTTCGCATATTTGACTTCCCCCACATTCTTTACAAGTGCTTCTGATTCTATTATGTTCGCATATACTACTTCCTCCACATTCTTTACAATAGCTTCTTTGTCTATCGTGTTCGCATAAAATTTTTGTCCCATTCCATATAACGATATCATTATTATACATATATTTTTGACCCGTTATTCGGTGTGGTTTTTTGGGTAATGGTGAATAATCGTTCATATTTTATAAAACTATTTTATCAGGATTTCTTTTCAATTTTCCATAGTATATGCAAAATTGAAAACTTTTTTATTATAGGTGAGATAGTAACAAAAAGAGAAGCTATTATGAGCTCGGTAACACAACAAAGAAACGTATCAGTAGAGAAATATTTAGATATAGATTATAGAGATGTATGTAGTGAATGTGATGAAATGCCTTGTATGACAGAATGTAATAGATGTGGAAACGGTGTTTGTAATAGTATATCGTGCCAATGGGAGTTTCCACATAGATACAATACAAATTACATTATTTGTAATGATTGTTATAAGCGTATTGATAATAAACTAATAAACTACGACCATTTATTAGTTTATAAATTTTTGAAAAATAAAACGATAAAAAGACGAGCAAGTTATTAGAAAGTAAAAAATTGAATGTAGAATTGTAAATAATGTTTTTTTATCAAATAATTATAGAAATCCAAAATGACAGATATTTATTGGAGTTTTCCCGAAAAAGCGTATTCGAGTAATTCGTATACATTTCTATATAACGAACATAACGTCCATACAATTAGACCAAGAACAAGAGAAGAAATGGAACTACAACTTAAATATATAGATTTCTTAAACGAAGAAATAGCCAAAAGAGAAATGATAGAATTAAAAAAGATACAAAAAGAGTTGGATGATGAAAATGAAGATAAAGAAAATCAGGAAGTTTTAAAACTAATACAAATGCGGCGTATGAATTCAACCAATTTTGCCGAATTAACGTGTTAATAAAATAAAAACACCCAAATTATAGTGCCTGTATATACGGGTAACCAAACTAAAGTTACAAAAAAAATAGTCAATATACATAATATATGTGAAAATACCATAAAAGTAGTAATCGGTGCGTGTTTTACTAATACATATTTACATAATCGAGTTAAGGTGTAAACAGTATGGTTTGAATAGCAAAAAATAGAACAAAAAGCATAGTTGGGTATTTTTTTTTCACTATAAAAAACGAATTTTTTATTACATAATATACATGATTGATAAGGAATATATGAATGAATATATCGTTTAAGTTCAATAGGAAGTTTTTTTTGAATATACATATTTATACTATATATTCAAAAAATTATGCGTTATCATACTCAGTTTGAGTGGCATCTTTCAAAACTTGTGCTTGTGAAAGTTCTAAATTAGCTTGTTCTAACGCATTAAAAGCATCTGTTTTATTAGTTCTAGCAGTAAGAACCGCATTCAAAGCATTAATTTTAGCATCATCGTCCGGGCTAGTTAATCCAACTAACATAGCATTTATATCGGTAGAATCGTTGATAACAGCACCTTCATATAGAGCACTGACGTCAGCATATTTACTTTGTAAAGCAGCATCAGCATCCATAAATGCGGTATTAGCATTATCAGCAATAGCTTGTTTATTAGCAAGATTAGCAATAGCCTCTTGTAATTGTCTGTATAACCGATTTTTTCTACCTCTTAGAAGAGTAAGATTTTGAGAAGTTTGTCTAAAAGCATATGTAACAGCGGAAGTGCGACCAACTTGATATGGTAATCCAGCCTTTATAACTCCACCACCAAAGTCTCCATTATTATAACTATGTAATTGTGAACCACGTTTAGCGCCACTATAAACCATACTATATATTTACACAATATAAAATTGAATTAGAGTCAATTGATAAAAGTAACTATAACATAACAAGTATGGATACTGATACAGAACACATTTTGAATAGACCTTCTATTACAATAGAGGAAATAATGAATGATTTTAAGAATGCTGTTAAAGATATTCGAAAATATGCGGAAAGTGAAGATGAAGTAAAAAATGTATTAAACGAAGTAACTAATGGAAATGGTGATATAACGAAAATCTTCGAAACAATAAATGCAATAGAAGTGTGTGAAAAGGCACGTAATGAACCTGAAACATCAGTATAAAATTGAATACTTTTACATTATATAAATAATACACAATCAAATGAATCAAAATGTCGTATGACGAAGAAATCGAAACATTTTTCCGAAACTTAAAATTAAGTGAGGAAGTAGATAATTATCTAAATTATAATAAAACACCACACTATTACAGGAAAACAAAAGTAGGAACAATGAATAGAATAAAACAAGAATACCCTATCATAGATGAAAACAGTAACAATTTAAATATTCCAAATTATATGCGTGATTATAAAGAAATGAAAAAATACATAAATAAAACACTAGAAAAATGCGATGATGTCATAAAAGTAATGACATTATCAGAACCAGAAGTAGATACGTGTCCTGTATGTATGACGGAATTCGAAGAAACCAATTATGTCATACCTAAATGTAAGCATAAAGTATGTGCTGTTTGCTTTACAAATAATATAAAATATAACAAACATTCAGGTGATTGCTGCGTTTTATGTCGAGAACCAATTTGTTAAAATAAATAATTATGAATAAAAAGTACTAGCCCAAAGACAACGTCAATTGTTAATGGGATCCACGCTAGTATTTTTTCTTGAAATGCGTAAATAGAAGCTGCTAAAAAGAGCAATCCGTGGACTAATCTCATATTCGCCCACCACGTATTACCTCCAGCTTCAAAAGCATCAAGACGTAAATTATTGAAATACAAATATAAAAATCCAATAGTAGGTATTAATAATAACGCACCGTAATATGGTAAATAGGAAGGTTCAATAAAAAATGGTAATATAGCTAATATAATTCTAATAGGAATACACGCAAATAAAAAAAGAAGGGTTCTTTTTTGTATAGAAAACATAATCGTATAAATATTCATAACATAAAATTATCAATCAATTGTTTCTTTTTCTTTTTTTTTCTCATAGAAATGAGTGTATCTGATAAGTCAATGATTTCAATATCGTCTTCAGGGTCTTTATAAACTTCGATATTTTTAATCCATGAAAATGGCATAGTTCTTACACCAGGGACTGTTCCTAAGTCATTATTGGTATTATATTTGGTGACATGTAGTGTATCATTTGGTTCAGTAATTTGTTCGAATACCGCGTTAAATACTTTACTTGATGTGTAAAATGTGTAGCGTTGTCCTTTTACTAAAAACTCTTCCATATTTTTAGCATATGTATATATTAGAGTTCTATTGTTTTTAACTATTCAATTTTTACAAAAAATAACATAAACAAAATATGGTAAATAATAATATAACAATGTTCTCAGTTCGCGTAGAATATGTCTGGATAGACAATGATTTTAAACTACGTTCAAAGGTGAAAGTAATGTATAATACAGAAATAAACAACATTGAGGACATTCCAGAGTGGAATTATGATGGAAGTTCAACGGGTCAAGCACAAGGAAATGACTCCGAAGTAATTATTAAACCACGAAGTATGTTTACATCAAGACACGATATATTTCACGTATTGGTTTTATGTGATACATACACTCCAGAAAATATGGCATTATTAACAAATAACAGAGAATACGCAAATTTTATTTTTAATAAAAACTTGGAAGAAGAGCCGTGGTTTGGTATAGAACAGGAGTATTTTATAATAGACCCAAAGACAAATAACCCACTAGGATTTGATGAAAATAAAAAACAAGGACAATATTATTGTAGCGTAGGTGCTGAAAATGCTTTTGGACGTAAAATAGCAGAAGAGCATTTATTGGAATGTATAAATTATGGAGTAATAGTATCTGGTATGAATGCGGAAGTAGCACCAGGACAATGGGAGTATCAAGTAGGACCTTGTGTAGGAATAGAATCCGGAGATCATTTATGGATTTCTAGATATATATTACAAAAAATAGCCGAGAAACACAATGTAATTATTAACTTTGAACCAAAACCATTATCAGGAGATTGGAATGGTTCGGGTTGTCATACAAATTATAGTACAAAAAAAATGCGTGAAGGAACTAAAAATAAAACAGGATTAGATTATATCAACGAAGCAATTGATAAATTATCAAAAAAACATAACGAACATATGAATGTATATGGTTCAGGAAACGAATTGAGAATGACCGGACAACATGAAACCGCCTCATATAATGTATTTTCATTTGGAACTGCGAATAGGGGTGCATCAGTAAGAATTGGAAATACAAATATGCGAAATCAAAAAGGATATTTTGAAGATAGACGTCCAAGTTCAAATTGTGACCCTTATTTGGTAACGAGTAAAATATTTGAAACCACTGTTTTGTAACACTATAAAAATTAAAATTCATATTTTTATGGTGTAAACGTTTATTTAGATTTATTTTTTTTGGTTCGCTTTGGTTTTCTAGTAGTTTTTCGTTTTGTCTTCTTTTTGTTTGATTTACGAAGACGTTTTTTTCCACCAGATTTTGGTTTATCAGCACACTTTAAAAAGTTAAATAATTCCTCTTGTGACATTTCAATCGGTGTATCATAGTTAGTTTCATTTTGTTTAATATTTCCACCAAGTAAACCACGTGTTGAACGAAGTGGATATTGTCCGGGTGCATCAATGCCACATTGTGAACGACAAACCCACATTTTTAAAACAACATTTTTAAGAGGTATGTTATTCTTTTCACAATATTCGTCAATCTCGTCAAATAAGTCATCGTAGTCAAACGTTGATTTGCCATATTTTTTTAATATACCACTCCAATCGATAATTTTTGTATTATAATTACAGTGATATAATCCCATTATATCATGATATCCCAAATGTATATCACTTGTCTTTACAGACATATACATATCTCGTAATTGAATATTACTATTGTCAGGTGTAACAGTATCAACTGTATCAAATACTTTGTAGCAAGTTGCTTCTGGTATATATTTAATGAATGTTCTATCAGTATGACATTCAAATGGTTCAGCAAGTTTATTACCACAATAAGCATAAAATGAAATATTTTTGTAAGGGAAATCATATGTATTTGTGCTATTCGGATTTTCACTTCCGTGACATATTAAAATAAATGTATGTTCTGTACTAATATCAATAGGTGATTCGAAATTAGAATAATATAATGGATAATCATTATGAATCATATATTTATCTGTTTCCGAATACATAACTTCTTGGAGTGTTTTAGTGTTTATCAACGGAAGGAAACCGGATTTAGTATAACATTTAATTGCTGCGGAATTAGTTGTATTTACATTTAACATATATGGTAGAATATTACATTTATTTTGTGTGAGTATATTCATCATTAGCGTGCATATTCCTTTAACTTCTGGTTGAATATTAATACCTTTACATACATTCCAAATATAATTTACGTTTATAGGGGTTTGATTAGAATCATATAGTTCAGCAAAGTATTTATTGAACTCTACTGTTAAAAACCCACCAATATTTGGAACTAGACCTGATTTATCACAAGTATTGATAACATCTTCTAATGTCAATAGAATATAATTAGTATAGTTAGAGTGATTAAATATGTTGAGTATTTCTGTATCATTATTCTTGAATTCAGGAAAGCAATTTTTTAAAGAGTTAACAATTTGTAAAAAAAAATTATAATTTGACATACATTGTGTAATTTTTTTATCAAATAGTTTTTGCGAGTTAAACTTATCAATTACTAATGTATCAATTGTTGATACCATATTTTTGCTATTCGTATTCACTTTTGCTAAAATGTATTTTTGATTTGTTTTACTATCAACATAATAATAACTTAATGGAAAACCAAGCATAAAAAATATATATAATTATTGAGATATATATTTTACACAATATCATTTACTTTTTCTTTTTGACGACAACTTTCTTTTTAGTAGCTTGTGAAGACTTCTTAGAAGGACCTTCAGTTTGAATTTTTTCACGTTTAGTCTTGTATTTTGCGTATTCTTTTTCTAGAGTATTCAATTCAGTAATCCACATTTTTTCAACAGTAGTTTTGCGAAGAGTATCAAGTTCAAGTTCTGTATTTTCTTTTTCTTTCATAATATTAGCAACATTTTCTTCTGTGACGGAATCCATAGGCATTTTAATAAGGTATTTAAAATCCCCATCAATCGTATCGTATTTCTTTTTTGTAAGGAGTTCTGTAACTTGTTCGGATTTCTTGCGTCTCAAATCAATAGTTCCAGCTAATGTTTCTTGGATATATTTCGCACGATTCGATAATCTAACCAGCTTTCTTTCCATCTCTTTAATGAGATATTCCTTTCTTTTTTGATAAACATTAATTCTTACTCCATAGAAGTCATCGATAATTTCTTCTGGCGATGAATACTTATGAAGCTTACGTTGAGAATTAAACATATGCATATTGGTAGTGCTAACTGTAGTAAATAGTTTGAGTAGTTTTTCAACGCCATTACAATCATTGGCATCAATTTCGCCTTCCAATTGGGCTAGTTTGCCTCGAGGGAAAACCACTGTGAAGTCTACTGTAACCTCTGTAGACACTGATGTAAAATCACGGAGTTGAGGAGAAGTTTTCTTACCATTCTTATCAGTCGTTCCATCAACAAGACCTTCAAGATAAGAAGTATATGGCATAGTCCAGGACCCTACAGGTAATTCAGTAATGCGTATTTTATCATCAGCAATCTTTTCATAAAGACCCTTAATCAAATATTTATTATCAGCTATTTTTTTGACACTACCCTTGAACCCTTCATAGTATGGCACAAATTCAATAGCAGAAACATCTTTTTTGGTTAATTTATTTTTCAAATATTGAATAATTACACTCGGGTTATAAGGAGCAATACTACATGAGAAGCCAGTTCCAATACCAGTGATTCCATTAATCAACGCAAATGGAATAATCGGAACATAATAATCTGGTTCAACAATAGTACCATCATCATTTAAATAATTCAAAACACTATCATCTAATTCTGGAAACATATATCGAGTCATAGGATTTAACATAGTGAATATATATCTCTCTGAAGCACTATCATCACCACCGTGTAACCTAGTACCAAACTGACCGTTCGGTTCTAAAAGATTAATATTATTAGAACCAACAAAGTTCTGTGCCATATTTACAATAGCACCATTCAAACTAGCTTCACCGTGATGGTAAGCACTATGTTCTGAAACGTATCCTGAAAATTGTGCTACTTTAATTTCTGATGTAAGTTTCCTTTTAAAAGCAGAGAATAGGATTTTTCGAAGAGATATTTTTAAACCGTCAACCATATTAGGTATAGAACGAGCACAATCATAAGTGCTGAAATGAATCATTTCTTGATTTATGAATTCTTCATATTGAACGCTGGGTTGATTCGTATCGAGGTAAGAATCCTTATCATAGTTTTCCAACCAACCCTTTCGGTCATCAGCACGTTTTTTATTGAAGATTTTATCAATAGTATCATCGCTGGTTTTACCGGAATAAACAAAGTCAACGATTTTCTTATTCGAGAAGTAGTCTTTGAACTCATTGGATGTAGAAGTACCAAGACCCTTAAAATACTTAATAGTCCAACCACTCGGAACGCCTCCTTCGAATGTTTCCTTCCAACGATTGTATTCACCATCGTTATAAAACAACTTGACTTGTGAACCTTTCTTGGCTCTAAGGATAGGAGTATTCATAAACGAAATGAATCCTGGAATTTTAACCAACGACCCCCATTCACTATGAAATAGATTAATACACAACCCTTTGATATGCGACCCATCCAAATCTTGGTCCGTCATATACATAATCTTTCCATATCGAAGATACCTATGAACGTCGTCAATTGTATTATACTCTTTTCCGGTTTCCAATCCTAGAATTTTCTTAATATCATTGATTTCTTTATTTTCAGCAATTTTCTTAAGTTGCTCTCCACGAACATTCAATAACTTACCTTTTAAAGGGTAAATTCCCATAATGTTGCGGTCATCACTTGATAATCCAGAAACAATACCAGACATAGCACTAAGTCCCTCACATAATATGAGAATACAGTCTTTGGATTGATTGGTTCCACTGAAATTAGCATCAATGAAGTTAGCAATTCCACGAACAGATTTGGTTTTAGAACCATCCGTTTTCTTTGCCAGCTTATTTTCTTTTGCTTCTGTTAAAGAACAAGCAGTTTCCATGACGCCCATCTTCGCAACTCTTTCAATAAATCCATCAGACACACTACAAGACGAACCAAATTTTGCGAACGGCGTATTCATATAGTCCTTCGTTTGACTATCAAATGCTGGATTTTCAATATCACAACGGAGGAATAGCATAAGTTGTTCTTTAATGGCGGATTGGTTTACCTTGATTTTCTTTTTCTTTTCGATATAGTCACAAAGCTTACGTGTAATTTGTCCTGTAATATAATCAACATGCTTTCCACCCTTGAAAGTACAAATACCATTCACAAATGAAACGTGTGTAAATTCGTGTGTAGGTGAAATAGCAACTGCGTATTCCCAACGTTCGTCCTTTGATTCATATACTCTTTTGGAAGTATCTTTACCACCAATATATAAATCAATGTATTGTTGAAAGTTTTTGACAGGAATTTGATTATTGTTATACATAACCTTGATTTTCTTGATAGAGTGGTCGGTTACAGCACCAATGTCATATACACGTTTTTTTAACAATGCTAGCATATCGTGTGTCAATCCTTGAACTCCTAGCCTAGCATAATCCGGTCTAAACGAGACCTTGGTATAAGGTTTAGTAGTCTTTGGAACTTTCGTAATGACTGGAGGAGAAATGTTATCAAGATTATTATGATATTCTTGAACGTATTTTAAACCACGTGTATGGTCGATAGTTTCTACACGACCATATAAAGACCAAATCAAAACCAATTTGAAACCAAAACCGTTTTTACCACCAACTATACGTTTTTCATCCTTATTATAATTTGTGGAAGTTCGCAAATGACCGAAAACCATTTCCGGAATCCAAATATCATACTCCGGATGTTTAGCAATGTCAATACCATTACCGTCATTATTTAATGTGATAGTCCCATCTTCGTCAATATTCGTTTCAATGAAGGTAACGAATTTTTTATCAAGTAATGGCGAATGAATCATACGAATTACATGGTCTCGGCAATTGACAATACCTTCATCAAATAATTTGTATAATCCCGGAATGTATTCAATATCACGCAACACAATCTTTTTTGATTCATCGTCGTATACCCACATTTGTGAATCAACATTTTCAACCGAACCGATATACGTATCTGGATTATCCAGAATATGTTGTTTATCGGTTTTACGTTGATATTGTTTTGCGAGAGCTGAACTAGTAGTGGCAGTAGACATAGTTATACGTTAGTATAGAAATATATGTTTAATAGGTTTGTTTTATTACATTTTCAATTTTCTATCTTCATTTTATAATAAGGGGGAAAAATGCCGAAAATGTTTAGTGCCAACCCCAGAGTTTCAACAACTGCTACTTCTAAAAAATCAACATCAACAAATAATACGTCAACAACTAGAAGTATGCGGTTGTCACAACTAACAAGAAGTTCGAAATTAAGTGTGAATCGAACATTAGCCAATGTATTTGGACCTACAGATATATATTTATCTGCGACGACCATTCTTTATAATGTATCAGCTGGAATAGAAATAGGTAGAATTAGTAGTAAAGATGTAAATTCGTTTTCATTTGTTTATACATTGAATGACACTACTCATTTTTACGTTCAAGGTGATAAATTATATACCAATGCTATTTTTACTGATAGAACTATAAATGGTTATACGACTCAAATAACATCAAACGATGGAACATATAGTTTTTCAAAAACTTTTTTTATTTCATTTCAAAAACCACCCGTTGTTGCTAATTTAATAGCTCCAATCATAGTAAGTCAAGGACAAACCGCAACGGTAATAGACATAACAAATACATTTTATGATGCAAACGGACATATATTAACATATACTCTTAATAATGATAATCCGGACTTGTTAAGTGTCAGTATTAATGAATATAAATTAAGATTAACATACAATACTAGTAATACTGGAATTTCAAATATAACAATAACTGCTTATGATGATTATAATGAGTTTGCTGTTACAATGTTTTCAGTGTTAGTTGTTCCATTGAATCCTCAATATACTATTACTGTAAATCCAATGCCAGATGTTTTACCAGACCCAATAGTAAATATAATAGATGGTGAAATTACATCATATACAGAGTTAGACAGTTCATATGTAAACATGAGTGTAGATGATTATAACACACTTTCAGAAGATGAAAAACGTAATCTAGTTAAAACAAATATAACATCACTTATATCAAAATATGCTAGCACTATTAATCCAGATACTGGAAATGTAGACCCAGATGTAATATTGGATGTGTATGCCCCAATTGATATGTTACCATTTCCATCATTAGGCTTCAATATAGATAAGGTCAGAATAATAGATGGTTCAAAACAAGGAAATATAGATATAACCAATAATATTGAAAATTCGGCTTTATATGTTTATACAAAACCTGGTTCAATTGTATCAATTTCATTAATAAATGATGATGTAATATCAGTAGAACAACTAACAAATACAACTTTTAATGTTTCAATTAATAATAATCCCTCTGAAGTGAAGAATACGGGAGATTTTATTAATCTGCCAAATGATAGAGTGATTATATTGAGTAGTATATTAATTACAAAAAATAACCCTCCTGTAGCGTATGATATTAATTACTCTTTCAATGAGGATACCACTTTGAATGTTATAGATTTAAGTGGAAGTGATATAGATGTTGAAACGAATAGAGTAAGCACAAATTACATACGCTATATCATATCTGCATTACCACAACATGGAATAATAGATGTATTAGAAAATGAAGATTTGGTAAGTAAAGAAATTAAATATACACCAACTGCTAATTATTTTGGTACGGACACTATTTCATATTATATAAAAGATAATTATGGAATAGTTAGTAATACAGCAACGGTAAATATTAATGTTATTAATATAAATGATGTTCCTGAATTTAATAGTACACCATTAACAACAACTGTAGAAGATAGCGTTTATACATACGAAATATCTGTTAGTGATTTAGATTTTGAAATTGTCTCATTTACTAGTGAGAATTTGCCTTCTTGGTTAACATTAACAGATAATGGTGATAATACAGCAACATTAACTGGAACACCATTACAAGAAAACGTAGGTAATAATTACATAACAATAATTGCTACAGATCCAGCTGGAGGAACATCTAAACAAGAATTTACTATTAGTGTTGCGAATGTAAATGACGCACCTCTTTTTACAAGTAGCGATATAACAACAACTAATGAAGATAGTGTATATACGTATACGATAACAGTAAGTGATGAAGACGGAGATAATTCAACAATAACCGCAAATACATTACCAAATTGGTTAACATTAACAGATAATGGAGATAATACAGCAACATTGACTGGAACACCATTACAAGAACATGTAGGTAATAATAGTGTAATAATTGTTGCGAGTGATCCAAATGGAAGTGTAACAAACCATTCATTTACTATTAGTGTAGCCAATGTAAATGATGCACCTGTCTTTACAAGTAGTGATATAACAACAACTAATGAAGATAGTGTATATACGTATACAATAACAGTAAGTGATGAAGATGGTGATATTTCTGCTATAACAGCAAACACATTACCAAATTGGTTAACATTAACAGATAATGGTGATAATACCGCAACATTGATAGGAACGCCATTACATGAACATGTAGGTGATAACAATATAATAATTGTTGCGAGTGATCCTAATGGAGGTGTAACCAACCATTCATTTACTATTAGTGTAGCCAATGTAAATGATGCACCTGTCTTTACAAGTAGTGATATAACAACAACCAATGAAGATAGTGTATATACATATACAATAACAGTAAGTGACGAAGATGGTGATATTTCCACAATAACCGCAAATACATTACCAACTTGGTTAACATTAACAGATAATGGAGATAATACAGCAACATTATCTGGAACACCATTACAAGAACACGTAGGTAATAATAGTGTAATAATTGTTGCGAGTGATCCAAATGGAGGTATAACAAACCATTCATTTACTATTAGTGTAGCCAATGTAAATGATGCACCTGTCTTTACAAGTAGTGATATAACAACAATCAATGAAGATAGTGTATATACATATACAATAACGGTAAGTGATGAAGATGGTGATATTTCTGCTATAACAGCAAACACATTACCAAATTGGTTAACATTAACAGATAATGGCGATAATACAGCAATATTAACAGGAACACCATTACAAGAAAATGTAGGTGATAACAATGTAATAATTGTAGCGAGTGATCCAAATGGAGGTGTAACCAACCATTCATTTACTATTAGTGTTGCGAATGTAAACGTCCAACCAACAGGTCAATTAGACATATCAGGAGTTGTTATGGAAGGTGAAACAGTAGAAGCAGATACAACTGATATTGAAGATGAAGATGGTATTTTAACATATACTTATCAATGGGAATTATCAACTGATAACATAAATTGGACGATTCTAACTGGCGAAACATATAATACTTTCATAGTACCAAAGGATGAAGGAAATGTAGGAGATTATATTCGTGTAAAAGCAGTATCAAGTGATCCATATGGTAATACAACATCTCATACATCGTCATCCTATGAAATTTTAATATTCAATGATCCACCTACAGATATTCAAATATCATCGAACGAAATCTATGAAAGTTATGAAATAGGAAAAGAAATCGGCACATTAACATCAAGTGATATAGATAGTACAGTATTTACATATTCTGTAAATGATAATAAATTCATAATCAATAATGATAAATTATTCAGTAATCACGTGTTTGAATATGGTCCAAATAATACATATGCTATAGATATTACAACAACCGATGAAACTGCTAATAATTATACAAAAACAATAAATATATTAGTCAAACGATTATGGGAATACACAATATTATCTAGTACAACTGTAGCAATTGGTGATAACACAAATAATCTAGCAAATGGAACAGTATTAGGAACAAACTTAACAGGAAGTATCATAATCCCATCAACAATATATGATAATGGTAATACATACACAGTAACAAATATTTATCAAAACGCATTCAATGGAAGTAATGTAGATAAAATAATCTTCTCTGGCGATACAACATATACTTTAGATATACCATTGAAACAAAATTTCCAAGTAACACAGGTAGATGAAGAATATGTTTTACATCAATTAGAAGAAGTATAATAAAAATCATAATATAATATATAATGAATTCACAAACGTTTAATTTTAAAGAAACAACTGAAGATAGTATTACATATTATATTATTCCAAAAGGTACTTTTTTGTATCACGGTAGTAATAAGATTGATTCTCCAACACAATTGGATGAAGAAAGACATACATTTTTTGCATTAACAAACAAATATGCTAATAAATATGCGAAAGAAACCGGAAATGTATTACGATTTAAAGTAGATAAAGACCTGAAACTAGTTGCTATGGATAAAGATAATGAAACATTATATGAAAAAGCATCGATTGAACCTATTAATATTAAAAAAATAATGGATGAAAATTATGGTTTCCATAACGAACATAAACGAAAGTCTATACCAAAAAATGATAATGAATTGTCAGAATATTTATGTAAAGAAGGATATGATGGTTATGCCGCAAACCATATGGAAGGAACCACATTTGACGAAGATTTAGACCCTGAATTGATAATATGTGATAAAAGTAAATTAGAATTTGTAGAATTAGTAAAAAATAAAGTACACCGAGAACCTCCACGTGTAGAAAGACCACAAAAAAAGAGAAATGTAATCGCTACACCAATGAAAAGAGGACCTGGGTTATTTGGAGATGATGATGAAAGTGAAGATGAAAGTGAAAAAGGACCCGGATTATTTGGTGATGATGATGAAAGTGAAGATGAAAGAGGACCAGGTTTATTTGGATTTAGCACACCTACAAAAGGAGGAAAGAAAAAACAAAATCTATCTAATGTATATAAGAAAAATACTATGAAACGTCCAGTTCGTGCCGAAGATGGAACATATACAGTAAAAGGTAAAAAATATAAAGAATTATTTGGTTCAAGAGAACAAGTTCATAATGGAACCGCATATAAAACAAAAGCAGGTCTTACAAAAGATGATATACTTATGAATAAATGGGGTCGTTTGGTTTCAGCAAAGAAACACGAAACCGCAAAGAAGGAGATGCGTTTAGAAAAACACGGTTATACAGCAAAGAAGGGAAAGTTTGGCTACGTAAAAAAGAATAAGAGCAAAACCCGTAAAAACAAGAAATAATTATACTATATTTGGAATAGAACTATAGTATAATTTAGAGAATATACCATTCATGAGATAGGAATTTATTATCAAGAATATAATTATCGAGATTATCAAATACATACTTTTCAAAATAGGTTTTGCTTACAATTAACGAATTCGTTGATGAATGGAATTTACAATAATATGTATATGCGTCATAAATAGATACGGGTGAATTTAGATTAGGAGATGAAACACGAGTCATACTTTTATCATTATTACTTCTTAATGTTTCCTTCATATTATCGAGAGCAGTTTGAATATCTAATTGTTTATCCCATAATTGGCATCTTATCCCTGAAATGTATTTATCGTGTTCAATTTCAATCATAGGGAAAAAATACTGTATTAAATCAATGGTTTGTTTATCATTTAATTTTACATTGCGATTGTTATTAATATTACACCATTTCTTAAATAACGAAACAATTTCCTCAATTTCAAAATCATCTTCATTATCATCCAGAACAATTGTATCTCCCCAAAAATGTAAAAATTGTTGTATAGCTGGTAAATATTGGCTACAAATACCAATAAAAGAGTCTTGTTCTTCGGTGTAATAAATACCAATTTTTTCAAGAAGAATAGTTTTGAATGTATTTAAGAACATAATAGGTGGTAGATTTTTAGTATCTAGAAAATGTTTCCATAAATATTGCATATTTTTCCAAGTTATTTGTGTAGACCGGTTTAATGCATCAGATGTTTCATTAATAATAGACATATTTTTGTTAGATAGGTTAATATCCAAGTAATCAGTAACAAATGTAGTAACTAATTTATCGGGGTCCATATTTTTAACGTAAAATACAGAATCTTTCAAATCATCATCATTACAATATTCATTGACAAAATCATCTGATGACCCATACCGTATAGAATAATGCGAAGCTACACAAATCAAATCGAGTGGTAAGTTGTTAATAATCTTATTCCACACGTGTTCGTGTCTAACTGTATTATTAATATTGATTAATCTACAATCATCATAAGTATGGTCGTGATATTTGTTTTTGAAAGTTTGACCTATACCAATACCAATCAAAAATTGACAAATCTGATTTAATTCTTTAATGAATTGTCTAGATGTGGAGTTTATATAGTGAACCAGATTCATATTTTTTCTATGAATATTATCACCAATGATAGTAAGGAAATATTTTGCTTCATTTCTACTAGCAAATAAAGTAGGATATAAAGCATCAATAACTCCTTGAATAGTTATGGATTCGGGGATAGTAGTAATAAGACTTGTTTCTTTTATACGTTTCATTATATGAATTTTGGTTTTTTGTTTCCAAGACATTAAATTTTTACCTCTTGTAATTGTAGTTAAAATATTATGTAATATATCATCTTCACTAATGACTTGATAATGAACTCCATTGTAATAAAAGAAACGGTCGGTAGTCGATATGAAAAAATACTGATTATCATTTAAAAAAGTGCTAATAAAATTATCTTGTTCGTTAGTTAATTCTTCAATTCGTGATATACGCTGTTCGTGTGTAATTTTAATATTATCAATAACATTTGGGAGTTGATTTACTATATAAGAATCTATCTTGGAAATCATCCAATCATCATTTTTATATTTCTCAAAAATATTATTGATGACCTTATTTGAACTATTAACACAGTCTTCTAACGATTGTTTAATAGTTTTATCTTGTTCTTGAAGATCCATAATACAATATAATATATTAACTTTATATTGTATTTTTTTAACTTATATGGTAACAACGCTACGCTGTTCTCTGTCAATTTGATACATATCTTCTCCATCAGCAATACTAGCCAATAAATGTTTTGAAATAATAGCATTTGTTTTTAATACAGCGTCACTTGATAATACAGCAAACCACTGATATTTTTGACGTCTTAAGATTTCTTCCGCTGGAATATAAATGCCATATGAATTGGGATGAAATTGAATAAACGCTTCTTCCATCAAGTTTTCTAGTAATACTGCCTTACCATCGTTATTCTTAACACCGACCAGTTCTCCACCGTGTAAATTCATCTTTTGATTATTGATTGCTACTTGACACCAATACGAAGAATCGCCTACAAATTCAAGTTCATTTGTAAAATGCTTGCCCTTATTGCGTTTCTCGAGATATTCTATAAATTCCATAATAACAGGGTCGCTTTTAGATGCACCCATAAAATATAATTCAGGAGCGAAATTTTTATTACTGGTAGTTTTTAATAGATTAGTATTGTGATTTATATTTTCACATACAAATGGTTTGTTCCAAGCAATACCGTCTTCGTAAAACTGTTTTAAGTTTTTAGTGCATACAAATGAATTGGGGACAGTCATACCACCATAAAAGTAAATTAACTTAAGCATAGCAACCTCTCTTAATTGAGATCTATGTGGTTCAGGAACATTTGTTAAATTAATATCCCATGATGGAATTAGTTTACTAAATGATTCGTCATCAATTAAACATATATTGAAATCCTTACCACAGTGGTCTATGATAGTTTTGATTGTTAAATGAATATAAGGTTGATTTAAATCAGTTGTATTTCTGGAATAAAAATCTTTCCATTTACGTGCGTTTACCTCATATTTTGTATGTATCCATATTTTGGGACGATTATGACCGTATAATGGCGAATCATTCAAAAGATATTTTTGTATTAACTCATATTCATCATTTGGTTCGAAATTTTGTTTATACTTATTTGCGAAATAACTAGCAACAAATACAATACCTAATGTAAATATATATGTGGATGTATTCTTTGAACTAAATAACATTGTTTGATATATAGTATAATAATATAATATAGAATTTTCTGTAAATAAATTACACCGCTAATAATTTATTTACCACTTTCAAAATAGATAGTATAATCAATATTGTATTTAGATTTGTTATAATTAATTTTGGAAGTAAACATAATGGCTTGATGCTTACATACTTGTCTTATAATAGTTGTAAATGTGTTATATGTCATTTCACGTTCCAAGTAAAATAGTTTACCTTTATGATAATATTCTTTTAATTCATTACAGAAATCAATATGATAATTATTATACATCATTTTTTTATATGCGTTCATATCAATCAAATAGTAATTTGACTTCTTTAAAGCGATTTTATCGAGTAATGAAAATAAAATATCAATAGGTACACTATCTTTAAATATTTGGGAATTCATAAAGAGATTATATAATACTTTATATAAAATTTTCCTAAAGTATATTTAATTCTCACTCGATAACTGTTGTTTTAATTTTTCTAAATACAAAATACCATCCATAAGTTCTTCTTGTGCATGTTGTATCCAATCTTTTGTATTTAAATCGGTTCTATCCAAATTTGTGCCATATTTCATTCGTCCAAATTTGGCTCGTGTAACAAATTTATTAATAACTGATTTTACAACACTATCTAATTGAATACTATTATCAGAAATATCGTTTTGTGAGAGAACAGAATCAAGTAATTTGTCAGTTTCAGACATTATATAATAATTTATTATAAGGTCTAACCTTTATGTTAGTAATTCGTGTAAATTATTTGTAAATAATGCCAATTCTATTTCATTTTCGTGTATATTATGAACGATAGTGATATATTTACATAAAAAAGGTATTACTTCATATTTGGTATCTTCGTCTAATATTTTTGTTTGTTTTATGAATGAAATGAAATAATCTATTATATCTATTACGGAATATCCATAATCATAAATATTGTAAAGTATTTCTATAGCTTTATCCAATTCATCCTTTTGAATGTGTTTTATGTATTTTTCAAGCAATTCATATGATATATTTGATACCAGTTGTTTACATAGATCAATATGAATGGGTGTTCCAATAATATACATTTTTTCCAAATAGTTAATTAGTATGCGAATGGAATTATCTGCTATTTTTAACAAATAATCTTTTGATTCTTGGTCTATAATAATGTTTTCGTTTGTTACAATTTTATTCATAATGTTATAAATGTCATTATTTGTAGGTAAGTCTATTTTAACAATATGTGTTCTCGATTGTAAACTTTCGATAACCTTTTGAAGATTACTACATACAGAAATAAAATGAATATTGTTTTTATATTTATCAATATAGTTACGAAATACTTGTTGACTTTGTTCGTTAATACTGTCAATATCATCTACAATTACAATTTTCTTTTTTCCGTGGATAGAGCTTCTCGATTGACAAAATGTTTTCATTTCATTACGGAAATATTGAATACCTTGTTCTTTTAGATTATTAATAAATAATGTATTGTATTCCGGAAAGGATTGTGTTTTCGTTAATCCATAATATTCTCGTATGATTGCATATAGTAAAGTGGTTTTTCCAGAACATTGATTTCCAATAAATAAAATATTTAAATTATCGAGGTCTATGAGAGTATGTATGGTTTCTTTTAGACGGTCACTTATATAAAAATCATTTACATAATATGGTTTATATTTTTGTATAAAAGTGGTATCTAATTTATTTGTAGACATTTGTATTATTTTGGTTATATAAATTTATATCATTTATAAATAAATATTATAAAGACACCCTTATATAAATTATAATAATAATAAATGCCAACACATTATGAAAATTTAGGTATTGATAAAAACGCAAATCAAAGTGAAATCAAAAAGGCTTATCGTGCTTTATCGTTAAAATATCATCCAGATAGAAATTCTACAGAAGAGGCGAAAACCAAAATTCAAGACGTAAACGCCGCATATGAAGTATTGAGTGATACAGAAAAAAAACAAGCATATGATAATGAACTGAATGGCGTAAATCAACATCAGCATCACTTCCATAATATGAATGCAGGGTTTAATGACGTGAATAGTATGTTTAATATGATGTTTAATGGTATGAACGTTCATAGTAATATGCCTAACGTTCAAATATTCCGTAATGGTAACAGAACTACACACGTATTTACAAGTAACACAAGTATAGGAAAACCACCTGAAATTACGAAACACATAGAAATAACTATGGAACAATCATACACTGGTGTCACATTACCGATTGAAATAGATAAATGGATACAAGAAAATAATAATAGGAGAAATGAAAAGATGTCTTTAATGGTGGAAATACCTCCCGGTATAAACCATAATGAAAACGTAATCATAAAGAATGCTGGAAATGAAAATCAGCAAGCAAAAGGAGATATTCGTTTTGTTATAAGTATCAAAAATACAACACCTTTTAAGCGTAATCATTTAGATTTAATCTATGATAGAAATATATCATTGAAAGAAGCTTTATGTGGATTTACATTCGAATTTCAACATTTGAACGGAAAAAAATTAGCAATGAATAATACAAATCCGATAACAATCATAACACCTGGATATAAACAAGTAATTTCTGGATTAGGTATGAAAAAAAATAACGCAGTAGGTAATTTGATATTTAATTTCAACGTAGAATTCCCAAAAGAACTCACAAACGAGCAACGTGAAAATATATCAAATGGATTACCATAAAATATAATAAATTACCATCATTATATTTTATGCTGAAATTCTCTTGGTAGGAATCTCCTTATCAACAATGTAAATAGAGTTCTCAGTTACTATAATATACTCGCTACCTGATTTAAAAATCTTAGATATAGGACTTGTATATTCCTCCTCACTCTTAACAAGCAATTTCTCTTGACTTTCCTTTACACCAATCAATGACTCTTTTTCAAGAGAAGAAGTCCAGTAATCCATCATAATTGGTTTATCTTCTACGATAGATAGCTTAGCTACGTGTTGAAGTGTGTTATTTTCGGGTAATCTATAATTACTTTTAGTAGTTTGTTCATTATTATCTTGCATTTTTACAATATATGTTATTACAGTTATATTACTTTAAATAGTTAAATTAATAAGTATATTATTTTAAATAAAACTAACTATAAATTAAGATTTTTACGTATATTTTTTCAATGTAAAATATACATATTATGTAAAGATGAATAATACTCCAAAAACAAATAAACAACAAATTATAGAAAAATATTGTCTTATTGTTAAAGAATTTGTAGATAGAATTAAAACGTCAGAAACTATCATAAAGTCGAACCAATCTATATTTAGTTTATCTGTTGGACTGAACTCTATACATCGTGTATTTGAATACACCTTATTAAAAACAAAACAAATAGATATGGCTTATTATACCGCCCAACAATCGTATTATTATTTTTTAGAATATATTGAACAAATTAATGATTCGCAATTAATGAATAATTTAAACCATAAAGATGCTATAATGTTTGTTTATAAAAAGGCAATTTTTGATGTTCATGATGGAAACATCAATGATAAATCTACACCACTAACTAATATAATGTCATTAACGAGCACAATTAACATTAGTGATAAAGAATGGAGAACTTTATTTATAAGAATATCTAAATTTATCAATGCCTTTTTATGTTGGAATAATTACTTATATGACTTTTCATTCCGAATAGATATATGTGTTCGTTTCTTAGAAAGATATTTATTAAATATAGAAAGACTGGATTTTACAACATATTATCTGGAATATATGCATCAAAACATTCCTATAGATAAGGAAAAATATATCGATATTTTAGAACATATGCTATTAAAAAGTGAGAAAACGAAACGAATACGAAGTGGTTCAATTACCGAACAAGAAAAAAATGAGGTTATATTTAATAAATTGTCAATAGAAAATAATATATTCAAACATAAATTCGATACACTAACAACCGATAAATTTGTGGAATGGTTATTAAGCGAATAATTGATTATAATATTCACTGGTTAATTGAATTGTTTTCTTTCTTATTTTTTCTTTTTTTGTTTTTTGTTCTGTATGCATATTTTTTACATTTATATTGCGGTATTCATTGTATAGTATATTCTTTATAAAACTATAAACATAACGTAATACTTCTTCCGTACAATTACCTACAATTAAACAACTCCCCGTTCTAAAAATCATAAAGGATATTTCTGTATATTTTTTTGCGTCATCCAATTCTGACATTTTCATATTTCTATCTTCGTTTAGTATTTGCCCGTTTTGTAAATCACTATTAAATCCGGAATCTTTATTGAAATAAAATTTACATTTTACACCTGGGTAACTACACGGGTCATATGATGTATCTATATTATATTTTGAACTGCGTAATATTGAATATAATTTATCTCGATTGATATAATATCCACAATTAAAATTAGAATTTATTAATACATTGTTTTCCTCATCATGCTGAATAAATTCAAGTGATGAATTTGTATAATTGCTTAACATATTCAAAACCATTTTTTTAATAATGATTAAAATATCATTATTTAATACTCCTGGAATTTCCATTTTACCTGTATTAAATACCTTTACGTGAATTTCATTATATTTATCATTATATTTAAACCGCATTACAAGAGCAAAACAATTATAAAACGCATTTTTCACTTTACCCCGACAAGTCATAATGTCTTTTTTCGAAACACCTATGGTTATTTTACGTTCATCTTTAAATTTTACTCTTCTTGCTTGAGGATTATCGATTTGTTTTATGATTACTTCATTGTAATATTTCAAATTAGTTAGTTTCTCATTATACTTTTCATAATCCTCTTTTGTATTAGAAACTATCTTAATTTGTTTTTTAATAACCCCTTCTTCTGGTTTCCAATAATCAATAATAGGTATTTCCCAGAATATATTTTGTATGTCAATTGCTTGATTTAAATATAATACTTTTGTCGTGGTTGATATGTATAATTCTTCACATTCTGGTATATTATCATCGCTAGTATCTTCTGTAATATCGTTTTCTATTATAGTTGGTTCATATTTTTCATTGAATTGAGAAGTATCACCACTTGATTGTGATAACAAAAACTGGCTCCATTCATCATCTATCATATTGTTTTAATAATATTACTATTAAAGTAGTATAAATACCTTTATATTATTTCAATTTTATACATAACAATCCTTAAAATTTTCACAAAAATAGTCGATCGTGGTATTCAAATCAGTTTTGTCTGAATGTATAACCACTTCAGTATTGTCTATAAAAGTTTTTGTTATGTTTTTTATTTTGTTTCGAATGACATAATTAAAATATTTTATTATGATGCTCTTCTTGTCAATGTTATAGTTTATACTTGTCTCTTGTATATACGCTTTCAATTCTTCTGTCTTATTATTACTATGTAAATTGTATATTTTTTCCCATATTTTATTGGTAATTATACTACTACTCCATTCAATTAGGTTTTGATTCAATTGTATAAAATTAATCATACTACGAATATCTGATTTATATGTTTTTTGAATAGTTTGAATTACACTATCCGGTAAATATAAATTTTCTTTTTCCGTAATATTACTTATGAAATTATAAATATCCTTTTCTGGTAATTGATTAAACCGGATACATATAAATTCACTTTGTAAAGAATCAATTAATTTACTAATGTAGTTACATATTAAACAAAACCGCACATTATAATTTGTTGACTGCATTAAATATTTTAATGCTTGTTGTGCGTTTTTTGTCATATAATCTACTTCATCCAATATTACAAATTTAATTCCTACTTCAAAGAAATTTTTTGACTTAACAAATTGTTGTATTTGGTTGCGTATTATATCAATACCTCTTTCATCAGACGCATTCAAATGTATTATATTTTCTCTATTGATTTTACTATGAGTCCTTTGATACTCGTTTATTAAGTTGATGATTGTTGTTGTTTTTCCTGTTCCAGGTGGTCCGTAAAATAATAAATTTGGAAAATACTCCTTCTTGATTATATTTTCAAATATTTTTCGATTGATTGGTTCTAATACTATGTTTTCAAACTCTGTTGGACGATATTTTTCTACCCACGGAATGCTTTGTATTGGCGTTGTCATTTTATATACTTGGTATTATCTATTTATGTTGCTTTTTTGTATTATCTAAAAATTGAATTTTAGTATATTCCTTTATAATTTGTAAAAACGATATAATAAATATCTAAGAATTATTATAAGAATGTCTAACGGACATAAAGGATACTTAGAACTCATCATCGGACCTATGTTTTCTGGAAAAACTACTGCATTAATCAACATATATCACAAAGAATATGAAAATAATAATAATATCAAGGTTATAAATTTTTCAGGAGATACACGTTATCATGATTCTATGTTATCTACACACGATAAGGTAATGATACCTTGTGTATTTGCTAATAAAATCAAAGACGTATGTGAAGAAAAAATGATTGTAAGTAGCGATATTATCCTTATTAATGAAGGTCAATTCTTTCCTGATTTATATGAAACTGTATTTGAACTTATTGAAAAACATAGAAAAAAGGTATATATATGTGGTTTGGATGGTGACTTTAAACGTGAGAAGTTCGGACAAATGCTTGACCTAATACCAATATGTGATAAAATTACAAAACTAACCGCTAATTGTGTAAAATGTAAGTTACCTGCCATATTTTCAAAAAGATTAACTGATGATGAACAACAAGTTGTAATTGGTTCTAGTAATTATGCTCCTGTATGCCGTGACTGTTATAATAATTTTTAGATAATATAATATAATGAAATGAAATCTATTATTATATTTTTTTACACCTTTGAATATTTACGATGATTGCGCCAAATACATTTTATAAACAATATAAAGTTATTTGAATTTTAATATTTATATAAGTGTAATGGAATTACCACCAGAAGAACCTATTAAAAAAAAGAGAGGAAGAAAGAAGAAATCTGAAATTGCTGCTACTGAAACATCACCCACTCAAGAAGAGACTGTTGTAAAAAAAAGGGGTAGAAAACCAAAAGGTGGTAAGCTACTAACCAAACAAGCTGATAATCTTGACGAACAGAATAGCGTAGCAAATGTAATCCTTCATTTAAAATGTTCTATGGAGGACTTATCTCTACATAATGACAACATATCTCAATACTTAAATGACCCATTAGAATACAATCCCATAGCACCTCCAGTTGTTCTGAATTATGAAGATACTAATAATAATTTTTCGATATATGACTCTATTACTAATCAGAATGCGTCTCATACAGATTTAAATTATATGTCTTCTTATCAAGAGAACACTGTGAATACTCAATTATGTAAAGTCTGTAAAAAGGATTTATCAAACGATGACAAACCCGATGATGACCAAGATGACATTTCAATGAAAGATATCAATTCTAAATTAAAGGAAATCAAATTACAATTATATAAATGCGATTATCCAGATAAAAAGGTTGCTTGTTTTTGGTGCACTTATGAATTCGATAATCCTCCTTGTTATATTCCTAGATACGATATGGACAATGTTATATACGGGTATGGTTCATTTTGTAGACCCGAATGTGGAGCAGCATATTTAATGAAAGAGAACCTCGATGATTCTATTAAATTTGAAAGATATCACCTGTTAAATCATATATACGCAAAGGTTTATAATTATAAGAAAAATATTAAACCAGCACCAAACCCATATTATTTATTAGATAAGTATTATGGAAATTTGACTATACAAGAATATAGAAAATTGTTGAAATCCGAACATATGCTTTTGGTTATTGATAAACCTATGACACGAATATTACCAGAACTACACGAAGAAAATGAAGAATTTATGAATAATTACAATAAATCGAATACGTCTGGGAATGCTTCTGGTGTTTATAAGGTGAAACGTCAAAGTGAAAAGAAAAAAGGTCCCAGTAAATCTGAGATTATCAAAGAAACATTTGGGTTGTAAACAGTTTAAACACTATATCATATTATTTATTAGAAATGAATAATATAATATCTGTTCGTTTAATGGGTGGATTGGGAAACCAACTATTCCAGTTATTTACAGTTATTGCTTACGGTATTGAAAATAGTTATGACTTTGTATTTCCATATGTTGATAAACTGACATCTGGAACAGTTCGAAATACCTATTGGGAAACATTTTTAATTGGCTTACGTAAGTTTACGCCTTATAATAAGGATATTAAAGAAACAAATGAAAGCTTGTTACAAATGTGTATATTTAATGAACCTTACTTTCATTTTAATAAGCTTCCAAACTTAGTAACACAACGCACCTTATTTGTAGGATATTATCAAAGTTATAAATATTTTGATAAATACTGGAGTAATATATCTAATATGATAGATCTTAAAAATCAACAAAACCAAATTAAACTAGAATATTCTGACTTGTTATCAAATAAAGAAACGGTTAGTATGCATTTTCGAATGGGGGATTATGTAAACATTCAACATTGCCATCCTATTATGCCATATAATTACTATTATAATGCTTTATGTAACTTAATGATGAATAAAAATATTGGTTATCGTGTCTTATATTTTTGTCAAGATGTTGATAATTCAAAAGTATTCACTATTATTAATAAATTAAAGCGCCAATTTCCGTCTTTTGAATTTGTAAAGGTTGATGATACTATTGAGGATTGGAAACAACTGCTTATTATGAGTAATTGTAATCATAATATAATTGCTAATAGCACATATAGTTGGTGGGGTGCGTGGTTTAATAATAATGAAAACAAAAAGGTATTTTACCCGAATGTATGGTTTGGACCGGCATTGCCACACAATACGGATGACCTATTTCCAAAAGATTGGATGAAGATTTATTGGTAAAGTATAAAATTGAAAAAGGATATAATGATATATTATTAACAATATTTAATAACATAGCTAACTATGGTATCTAAGCACGAATTGAAAGAAGCTTACATAGCTATTCATAACATCCCGTTTGTTGATAGGGCGATTCGTAATGTAAAATACTTAACTAAAAAAAATGAAGGATTAAAACAAGAAATAAGAACATTGAAAAAGGTTATAGACCAATTGTTAGATAAACGTCTTTCAACTAATAATTCTTGTTGTTGTTCTTCCAAGTGTAATAAATCAGTACCAAATATTGAAATCAAAAAGGAAAAGAAAGTGGTAGATTTATCGACTGAAGAAAAAAAGCACGACGAGAATATTGTTTATAAGATATTAACTGACCCTAAAGAAACGGACGAAATTGAAATTTCAAGCGAAGATTTGGAATATTATAAAAGTATTGCCGTAAATAAAGATGAATTAAATAGTGAAACCAAAAATGAAGAGATTAAAGAAAAGGAGGAAGAAGGATTAGAACAGCTAATAAAAGAGGATGAATCGAGACTACATCTGTTTAAAAGGTTGGAAGAGGAGGAGGAAGTTGAAGTAGAAGAAGAGGAACAGGAAGAAGTTGAAGTAGAAGAAACTGAAGAGGAAGAAGAAGAGGAACAGGAAGAAGTTGAAGTAGAAGAAACTGAAGAGGAAGAGGAGGAAGTTGAAGTAGAAGAAACTGAAGAGGAAGTTGAAGTAGAAGAAACTGAAGAGGAAGAAGAAGAGGAAGAAGTTGAAGTAGAAGAAACTGAAGAGGAAGAAGAAGAGGAGGAAGAAGAAGAAGAGGAAGAAGAAGAGGAGGAAGAAGAAGAGGAAGAAGTTGAAGTAGAAGAAACTGAAGAGGAAGAAGAAGAGGAAGAAGTTGAAGTAGAAGAAACTGAAGAGGAAGAAGTTGAAGTAGAAGAAACTGAAGAGGAAGAAGAAGAGGAAGAAGTTGAAGTAGAAGAAACCGAAGAGGAAGAGGAGGAAGTGTATGAAATTACCATCAAAAATAAATCTTATTATACAACTAATGAAACGAATGGACCGATTTATGCAGTGCTAGCCGATGAGGATGTCGGAGACCAAATTGGTGAATTTAAAGATGGTAGAGCTGTATTTTACCGAAAAAAGAAATAAAATATAGTCTAACGTGATTTATTCTTCTTTGTAACATTATTAATTAATCTTTTTTTATTTTTTATAGAACGTCTCCCTCCTAATGATTGTGGTTTTGTATTTTCATATATATCTATATTATTCAATATTTGTAAATATAACTGGTTTTTTAGTCTTTCGTTTTTGTTTTTATTCAATTCATCCGGTTTTATCAGACCTTGTTTAATACTATCATTTATAATATTTATTTCAGTATTATATGTGCTTTTTAGTCTAGTAATATCATTCGAAAACGTTTTTGTTCTTTTTGTTGTTGATAATGATTTTTCAATCATATCATATAATTCTGTATTGTTACTTTTAATAAATCTAATAATATCTCCGTTATCTAACAAAGGGTTTACTTTATCAAGAATTTCTTTATTGTTTTTATTCGACCTATCAAACAGTATTCTATAGAAGTCATTCTCATCGATTGATTTTTCTGCTTTTGCGATATTTTGCGTGTTAATGACATTCGAAATATTTTCATTAGTGATACTGGTTTGAGATTCTTTGTTATCTATTGAATACATTGTTCTTGGTTTATCCAGTACCTTAATAGAATGTTCCTTATAAACTAAATTGTTTAATAGATTTCCCAAATAATCATTAGTATAAGGACAATATACATCCTTTTTATTATTTTCATTTACTTCTCCGTCTATTAAATCCAGTAATACAAATATTTCCTTTGTTTGGTATGATGTGTCTTTTCCCATATTAATATTATCTATACCTATATCTAGCAATTTATGTTCTACATTTATATCTTTGTTATTCAAGATATATCGTTCATACAAATTATCGAATAATTCATAAAATTGTTTTACATCTTCGCTTTTTATTTTTCTTCCGCTTTTATTCGTCGGTTTTCCATCAATATATTTCTGAACTGTTTTATTAGATGTTTCTCTGTATGGGAATCTGTATTTTGGTAATATGTTTGTTCGTAAATTATATGAAAGTTCATCAAATTTTACAGGCACGTTAAACGCTAGATTTCGTTCCTTTTCTAATTCAGTATCTTGTTCTTGTTCTTTGTAATTATCTATTGTATTACGAACTTCCTTCATCAATTTATTATACAATGGATGATTTACTATGTCATTTAACCATATAGTTTTTGTTACTGTATATGGCTTTCCATTTACCTTTATATAAGAAAACTTTGTATTAAATGGGTTGTAAAATATAGAGTTATCACTATCTTTATGGGTAATTATATCTAATGATTGGTGTATGTTATTTACAATAAAATATTTTGTAGAAAATAATAATTGAAGCATTGTCATAATATTTGTTTTACCTATATAATCTGCATCATTTATTAGTTTGGTTGGCTTGTTCTCAATTAACATTCTTTCGAACTTATCTCCATTGAAAAAAATCCCTACGACTTCATCATATTGTAGTTGTGAAAGGTATTTTGTAGGATATAATTGTTTCGATGTAAAATAAGGATAGTTTTCAATATCACCAAACGAAATATATGCTGGATGATACAACATACTCTTCGTAAATTCGATTGATTTACTTTTTGGTATATTGGTATTTAAAGTTATTTTTAATTTTTGAATATTTAAACTCATATGTAATTACTAATTATATTATACAAATATAATATTTGCATAATATTACGACTATTTCATTGAAAAACCTTCGAATTCCTTCTCTATGTCTTTATTTTGTTTTTTTGCTTTTTCTAAAACTTCTTTTGCTTTCGCTATATCCTCATCTGAAACTTTTTCAGAGTTAGTTTTGTCGTTCTCTATCAATGTGCTATGATAGTCCTTAAAATCTTCTGAAAATATACAAAATACGCTATCTTCGTTAAATAGGTATTCAGAACATATTGTAAAAATAAATGTGATTATGAAAGCAATATAGATATCTCTTGTACCCATCCAAGCGATTGAGAACACTAACAATTGACGACTAAATGTATATTTTAAATAGGACTCCATTGTTTTGCTTAATCCTATATTCACATATTTTGATACTATATTCAATGTTATTATCATTAACCCAGCGAATATTTTACTGTCATTTATTCTTTGTATATTTGAATGTAAATGCTCCAGCATAGTAGTAAGTGATGATTTTACCATTTATTTATATTTTAATTAGATTTTACTTTGAGAAAACAGGTAATAATTTGTTTTCTGTTTTTAATTTTGATTCTATGATTGAGAATTGACAAGTAGGAGAACATACATTACAATAATCCTTATGAAACTTTAATTCTGGGTATATATGTTGAGCCATCTCACTTTTTACATTCATATCCTTGTGTTTTAATTTACCATTTTTACAATGTTCTCTTCTAAATTCATCTTGAACTTCGCTATTTGGTTCAAAATCTTGGTTATTGTTGTCGTAGTTCTCGAAAGTTTCAACATCCTTTACTCCGCAACTATCGCAAGATTTAGCGGGTTTTGTTTCTACATATTCTAAATCTTTTTCCGAATCTTCCTCTTCTTTTTCAATTGTATCGAAGCTTTCGATATTTAGCATATTTTCTACACAATCTGATTGATAAAATAAAATAACCAACATACAAACAAACAATCCGAGAACCTTGTCAATGGATGTGTAGAATAAAATTATTAATGCCGCAACTACTTTGCCTAAAATGGTATGACTGAAACGCACACAACCTCTATATTGGGATAACAGTAAGAAAATAGCCAATATTGGGATAAATTGAGCTACTGTATTTTTCACGTATTTCATTATATAAATACTATCATATTTTGTTCTGTATTAGAGAAATAATATCTACTTATTTTTTAAGTATAAATAATAATATATCATGTCTTTAATTGCAACAGCATCAGAATGGACGAATACTGAATCTTCTAATAAAAAAAGAATTCCATCTATGAGAAAAACTGTAAAACTGAGACCTCAAGAACAAAATAAATTTTCCAATATTGATGACAATATTCCAGAAAATATAGAGAACTTTCAAAATAAAAGCGAACAAAGAAACAGCCGGGTCAGTGATTTATTGGAAAAATTAACTTCTATGGGAGAGGAAGAAGATAATAATAAAATGGGCGAATTTAAACCTTTATCCCCACCCGAAATGAACAATAAACGTGACTATAACGACGATACTGAAATTAAACAATATATACCCCCCGTTCCTAAGTTCTCGGGAGGGGCTGCCTCATCCAATATTTTAGGTGAAATGAAAAACTACGGCGCTAACGATATTCACGCCCAATCACTTAGTAATTATAATAAAAGCTACGAGCAACCCATTCAACGTGTTGCTACTAATACCACACCTTATTATGCTAAGATGGGTATTTCTTCTTCATCTGGGGATAGTCAACTTTTAGAGAAAATCAATTATATGATCCATTTACTAGAGGAACAACAACACGAAAAAACCGAGAACATTACAGAAGAGTTCCTATTATATACATTTTTAGGTGTATTTGTTATATTTGTTGTTGATTCTTTCGCTAGAGCCGGTAAATATACACGCTAACTCATCGTAAATATCATTTACAAATCTGATATGATATTTACGTCATTATTAATGTTTTTTCTGCCAATAAGGGAGAACAAGGGTAAATAAAATTATATAGGTAATAAGCAGTATCGTTATTGAAAAAAGGTGTATTATACAACTCCCATAGTGGTACTATAATAGAATTATGACCTATGTTCTCAATAGTTATTATTTTAAAGTTGTTAGTTTCTTTCATTATTTGATACAAACTATTCAAGAAACCTGTGTAAAATAAATTATTATTGTTGGTATTTTTTATACTTGTCGAGAACATTAACACATTTCCTTCAATATCTTCATATTCTGTATACATATTCTTGAAAAAATAGACTCCATATACGTGTTCTTTCATTTTTAAGCAATATATATGTATAATTCGCTTCTTAATGAGAGACAAATAATAAGACGTATCCTGTAATATACAAAAATCGAACATGTTCTCAACATCTTTATAATTATTGTGTGTAATATTGTATAAATAATCTGTTAATACGCTGATATTACTACTTTCTATTCGTATTATTTGAAAATCTGGTGGTAATTCTGTAAAACGCAAGACTGGTATGTAATAGCTTAACGTTTTGTATTTTACTAATGGTATAATCCCTTCGAACAAATCAATCTCTTTTTTTATTAAACTAATGAGAACATTGGGATTTTTTGTTCGTTGATTATATTCGTGTGTTTGTAATAATTGTCTATTTATTTTCTTTACGTCACGTTCTCGTTTAACACATAAAAAATCTATAAAATAAACCGAATCTGATGTATAAACACTTTCCGTTAAGGTTGGACGATAAAATATTTTATATGGTCTCGATGTAATACAACCATTTGGCTCTGGATTTATTAAAACTTTTACATCTAGTTCTCCATTGTTTTGTATTAATTTATCATGAAATAATGATATATAACACGGTTCGCTCATTCCAGTTAATATTGTATTCATTTCGTCTTCCGTAATCGTATGTATGATTCTTTCCGATGGAATATAATAACATTGTAATAAATTTACCATTTTATTTATGCTTTCTTGAGAACATTCCGTATAAGATGCTGTTTCTATTTGGTTAAAGTCGCAAAATTTGGTTTTTACAGGTCTGTATTTATAAATCACATAGGGAACACTATAAAAATAACGCCAATAATCATATGTATGAAACACCGGTTGGTTATTCCAAAATGGATATCGTATTTTTATATATGCAAATAATACCAAAAAGAAAAAGAATAACGAAGAAAAAATATATTGAATCATAAATCTAATATATTTTGGCAAATATTTTGATGATTTTAACCGTATTAGTGTGGTCTTTCGAGAATATATAAATATTGATTATCATCTCCGATGTCCTCCATATCGACCTTTGCATGGAATATAAACCCTACTTGTTTTGCTATATTCAAAATAGTTCGAATATCTTCCATATATAACTTCATTTCATTGTGACGAATATTTTTTGATACCTTGTCTGTGAATGTTTCAGTATAATATATTGTATTGGTTTCTTCTAAATTTACTGGGAATGAATAATATGCTTTGTATGTAAAATCATCATATTCAGAAGTTATATTGGTTATGCGTTTCTTTTTTTCTGGAACAAGTGGCGTCCATTTTATTTCATCATTTTTTACAGGATTTACTATATTGAACCGTTTTCTATCCACTAAATGAAGGAACAGATATCCATTTGGCATTAACCAGTGAAAACAGTTACTTAAAAATTGTTTTTTGTCGTTAAACTGATAAATTGTCATTTTGGTACATAATATATGTGTAAAACTCGCACGGTCGAATACCATAGAATCTCTAACATCTCCTTTTAATACATCAATGTTCGGGTATGTTTTTTCACAATGGTCGATCATTGATTGTGAATTATCAACACCATATGCTTTATAACCGCTTTTTTGTAATAGGTTTACTGTATTACCTGTCCCTGAACCTATATCTAAAAATACGCTATTGTTTGTATCTGGTGAAGTTAGACGAACCATTTGTGCTAATTCCCAATTTGTATTTTTATGAGTATCATTTAATACATCGTATATTTCTGCTGTGAAATCATCATATATATCTTCATTCTTTTTGTATACATAAGGTTTGCTTTGTGTAAATCCTTCTGCCACTGTAAATGGTGTTTTTACATTGTTTACTAATTTTACACCAGCGTATATAATGGCTATTGACAACAACCATTTATACGTTGCCTCATTTGTATTATTTGATGTTAATATCGAGTTAATGTATTTTATCATATTTCTTATTAAATTATATAATAAAGCATTATATAATTTTACATTATCAATTTTTTATTTATGCCGAGTTGCGTAATTGTGTGCGGGTGTGATTGAAAAACTGTTCTCTTCCAATTGTAGTGTTTTCTACATTAGGATGAGGTCTATTACTAAATTGGGTTTGAGTAAATAATCCCATATGTGGTTGTTCTGATGGTCTTGAAACGACAGATACATTGTATAATTCACTATTTGAGGAAGGAACATATACATCCTGTCCGAGCCCATTTTGTAGAGCAAATGTTTGATTGCGTAATACAGTCTCGGTATCTACGTTTGTCATATATCCTGATACTGGTCCTTGAGATACTGCGGGTGTAAAGTTTGCGTTTTGGTTATAGTCTACATAAGGTAACTTCTCTTCAGTAACTGGCTTACGACGATTTACTACTGGAAATAAGGAATATTTTGTAGGCACTGGACGTAAATCAAAATTGGGTTCTAATGGTGAATCCGCAAACTGACGACCACTTAAACGTGAATTAAAATCATCTATATTTGTATTTTGTCTATATTGGACTCCCTTGTGAGTTCCAAATAATTCATAACTTTCATTTGTATTCATTGTTCTAAAATATATATTATAGTGTATATATTTTATGCGTGTAAGTTACCAACAATAACCTTCTTCACCCATTTTTATTTGTAAATAGTCTAAATGGTCGGATGTGCTCGTGCATTTTGTTGGAGAACAAGAATTAGAACATTTATCATCTTCACTTCCGTTTCCACCATTACATAAAGTATATTCTGTATTTGGTTCATTATACCACACTTCTTGTGAAATATGTCTATAACCTAAAAATTCTTCTGGAACATGTGGAACTATATCATAATAATGTGTAACACGCTTTGAATAAATATTATACGACTCAAACTGCTTTGCGAACTCTTTGTTTCCTACTCTTGGAGAACCAAATGTAATTAGGGAGTGGATTTTGTAATTTTTTTGATAATATAGAATATCGAAAGCGTTTATAGTTGCCAACGCTGCACCTAAAGAATGCCCGGTAAGTAACAGTTGATTTGTATTGTATTTTTCAATTAGTTCATCGACAATTTTATAGATATTTGTTTGTAGTGAGTTAAATAGCTTATAAAATCCAGTAGCAACTGCTATACTTTTATCTGAATATGGTGTTATTTGTGATACTTGAATATTGGCTATCCAATTTTGAATGTTTTCCGAACCCCTAAAACTTATGAAAATGGAATTGTATATTTCATTGTAACCAAATATAACTTGTTCTCCATTTTGAATTAGGATATTATCATAAGAATTTGTTGTATCACAAGTAACGCAATCCCACATACTTGTTTGTGTCATACAATATGTTGCTTGTGAAATATTCAGTGCAGTATGTGTTAGATAATTATCATACGCGTTTGATATATTTAATAAGAATAATAGAGAGAAAATTAGTTGGAACATTTTGTAATATCTAAATATAAAAATATAAATAGATGATTTAATATAATATAATGAAAATTTGTATAATTGGACCAGGTTATAAACCAATACCACCAACTGGTTGGGGTGCTGTTGAATCAGTTATTTGGGATTATTATATTAATCTCAAATCATCTCACGATGTAACCATTATTAACAATAAAAATCTCAATGAAGTTATTAATCAAGTCAATTCAGTAGATTTTGATATGATTCATATTATGTATGATGACCACGTGATACTTACCCCATATTTAAAATGTAGTAAAATATTTTATACATCGCATTATGCGTATATTACTCACCCTAATTTTGAAGAAACCCAGAAATGGTATTTTAAAAATATATTTCAACATGTTATCGCAAACAAAGAAAGACTTATACTGAATGTTATTTCAGACCAAATAAAAAAGGTATATATTAAATATGGATTTCCCAGTAACAAAATAAATGTATTACATAATGGTTCTCGTGAGGACGAATTCCAGTATCATATAAATCCTATAAATAAGGGGAAATCTATTTATCTCGCAAAAATAGAAGAACGAAAAAAACAATATATTTATCAATGTATACCAAACATAGATTTTGTAGGAAACTATCATAATTCATCATTTGACGTATCCCAGCCAAATTATTTGGGTGAATGGAACAAAGACAAATTGTATAGTAATCTTAGTCATTATGGGAATTTGGTTTTATTATCTGACGGCGAAGCCGACCCACTTGTAGTGAAAGAAGCATTAATATGTGGATTAGGTGTAGTTGTAAGTGAGTGTGCGTGTGCTAATTTAGATTTATCCAAAGAATTTATAACTGTTATACCCAATGATAAATTGACTGATATTTCATATGTTAATGATGAAATTGTGAAAAATCGCGAGATTAGTATTACTCAGCGTGAACGAATACGTGAATATGGTTTAAAAGTATTTTCATGGAAAAATGTATTAAACAAATATAATGAATTAATACAATAATATATTATGAAAATATGTTTAGTTGCACCTGGTATAATGATAATTCCACCAGATGGATGGGGAGCTGTAGAAATATTAATATGGGATTATTTTAATGAATTATTAAAACAGGGTCATGATGTGAATATTATAAATAAACTACGGGCTAATTCATACGAACAAAGAAATATTAATAGCTCTTATTGTCAAGAACTTATAAATGAAATAAATGAAGGTAATTATGATTTCGTACACGTACATTACGATTGTCTATTTCATATTTTACCATATTTAAAATGTAAAAAAATTGGTATCACTAGTCATTATCCATATATAGATCAATCAGAAAAACATACGAACGATGGTTATACGGGTATATTTAATTTTATGGTTCAAAATAATAATCTATTTACAATTTTTGCTTTATCAAAAAAAGACTATAATACATTTGAAAAGTACGCAGTAAATAAACATAATTTAGTTTTAATGTACAATGGTGCTAATAAACATGATATTAAAATGGTATTGCCAGAATTAAAAGTTTTTAAAGACAAAACCATTTATCTTGGAAAAATAGAAGAAAGAAAAAAACAGTATTTATATAAAGATATACCTAATATTCATTTTTATGGTAGATGTAACGATGAAAATTTTAAAAAACTCACACAATATAAGGGTGAACCTGATAGAGTTATATTATTAAATAATTTATCAAATTATGGTAATATGCTATTGTTAAGCACTGGTGAAAATGGAACACCTTTAGTATTAAAAGAAGCATTAATGGCAGGGTTACCCATTGTAATTAATAAATATAGCAGCAATGATTTAGACCTATCATTACCATTTATTGATGTTATACCTGATGATAAATTAGACGATATAACTTATATTAATCATATAGTTAATATAAACCGGAATAAACAACATTTTTTTAAGGAAATTCGCGAGTATGCTATACAACACTTTTCTTGGGACAAACTCGTACAAAAATATGTTTCGAATATTTAATGTAATTTATTACAAAATAAATAATAATTTATATATTCCTGATGTGGTGGATTTCTAATTAAATATACCTGGTTAATATATTTTTTTATAATATATCCAAATATAACTTGTTCGTTATCCACCCTTTTTTTATTTATGTATTCATTTATATACATAGTTTCACCTAATTCACATATTTCTTTAACTAAATTAGCATTTCCTCCCCAAAAACCTGCCATCATAAAATTTATATTTTGTCCTATACATTCATCCAGTGTTAATTTATCTTGTATTAATTCAAATAATTCTTTTTCTTTACCTATTTGAATATATATTTTATCATTTTTGTTTAATTCAGTTATTAAATCTGTATTAAATTGGTGTTCGGACATATTAAATTTCATGAAACGACTTATTCCTGCGTCTATCCAAAAATACATATCTGTATTAAAATAGTTTTCTTTTATTGCGTCTTTCATCCATACAAACTTACTATTTACAATGGGAATATAATCATAACAACGATTTTCCAATCCATTCGGATGTTTAATTTTATATTTAAAATCACTGTTTGTTATAATATCTTTTACATTATCTCGTGTATTATAAAATGGTATATCTTCTATTTTTGTGTATATAACTTTTGTTGGTAAATTTTTACGTATATTTTCAATTATTGTTCTATTCTCTTCTTGTGTATAAATAACTATTGGAAAAGGAACTGATAATGTTCTTGTAAACCATTCTTGGTATTGTTTATAATTTCGGTTGTCATATTTATCACGATTTATATTATACAAAGCTGTTACAAACGAAAATGACATTATATATTATGTTATAATGTCATTGATTTTAAACCAATTTATCATTTTAATATTTATTGACATAAAGCTCTTATTAATTCAATAGCACGATTTACATATGTATGATTATCTCTTACATAATCCATAGACTTTTTTATACGTTCTATATTTGTCCTTTCTTTCATTGCGGTATTAAATAAATCTAACATATTTTTTTCATATACTACATGTTCCCCTAATATTTCTTTTACATATTTTGAATCTGTTATACCTAACTGCCCATAACTAATAGTTTTTAATACCCTACAAGGTAAATAACCTATTTCTAGATGATTTTTCCCATTTTTTATACCAAATAACTGTGTATCTTTTTCTGTACTTATAGGTCTAAAATCAGGGCTTAAAATCGATTTTTGCATATAATGTTTATTTGCTTCAAATGTCATTGGTGTATTCCAGGGATTAGAAGTAACCCATTTTATGTTATTATCATTACATATTTTTGCAAAAGCAGAATAATTATATGAACGTCCAGGTGATCCTATATAATAAACTGCATTATCCTTTTGTATATTTATATCATTATAGTTAAACTCGTGTGGTAATAAATCGGTTCCCCAATATAAATAAATACATTCATAATTCATTTCTTTTATTTCACTACCTCGTTTAGATACATGTATATCCTTATTTGATGTTAATTTTTCATATTTACTATGTGGTGATAGGTTAATTAAATTATGTGTTCCATCGTCTAATTTAAAATCATTATTTACATCATGTATTTCGTTTACATTAAATCTTATCTCTATTAACCTAACATTTTTATTTAAATATTTTTCAGGGTATATTGCATTATGTACGAAATATACTGAAGAAGTTATTATTGGAATTTTTTCATCCGCATATCCTTCCGTTATAAAAATAGAGTTATTATAATCAAATTCAGACGGATATTCTTTATCATGAAACCAATATGTATCCATATTAAATACTGTAGAAAATACTTTTACCCACATTGCATGTATATATGAATGCGTGTGAGTATGTAATGGAAATCCCCATACGATAACTTTTTTATATTTTGATAACGATTGTTTTTCTATATTTGATAATATATTAGAATACATAATACATAATATAACATGTTTATTTTATATTATTTTGTAGGTCTTTTTATTATCCCATTTTCACGATCTTTGTATCTTAATAATTTAAAATTTCTTGGTAATTTGTGTATAATTATATTATTATATTGTAAATGAAATCCTAATAATATTTCACTTATCCAATCTAATTTGAATATAAAATAATAAGTAGGTAAATATATAAATAAATCTGTATAAATTGTCATATTTTTTTCATTACCTATTGCCATATAATCATTTACAGTATATTTACCTAATTCTCCTGGATGTGGAGGTGCATCTATCGCATATATTTTATCTTTATCCAATAAAGATAAATTTATAGAATATGGTATAATTAAATCACTTCTCATTCTTATCACATAATCGTATGAAATATTATGTTCTTGCTTATATGATGTAGCTAATAAATTTACTTGATGTATAGAATATAATAAACTTAATGTATTATACGGATAATGACTATAATAATCAAATTTTACGACTTCTAAATCTTTATTAAAGTTATAATTATTACTTATATCAGGTTTTTCAAAATATTTCTTTTCATCATTTGGATGTTGTTTATTCCAATTTAATCTTTTTTCATTATTTTTATAATCTAATGGATTTACATCAGCATTTATAAATATATATGGATGCTTTTCAAAATCTTTTTGTTTATCAATAATATATCTATGTGGTTTAATTATATTTTTCATAAAATCTATATCTTCTTGGTTACTTTCATCCCAAGTATGGAAAAATAAATAAAATTCTATATTTTCATTTGAAACAAATATTTTACTTAATAAGGGATAAGTGTCTTTGATAAATCGTAGATATCCTGAATATTCAATCGCTATTTTCATTTAAATAATATAATTAAAATAATATATTTAAATAGTATTTTATATTTATAGTATGTCTGATATTTTAATTGATTTATCACAATTTGAAATAACGCGCTTCTCCGAATCTGGAGAAGATGGCATTATAGAAACGCTTTTTAAAATGTTTGGAATTACAAATAAATATTTTGTTGAATTTGGCGCTGAATGGGGAGATTGTCAAAATAATACGTTTTCTTTAAGAAGACATTATGGATTTACTGGTTTATTAATGGATTCGTCATATGAAAACGAATCTATTAATTTACATAAACATTATGTTACTGAAAACAATGTTATTGAATTATTTGAAAAATACAATGTTCCTAGTGAATTTGATTTATTATCATTAGATATTGATTCACACGATTTTTATGTATTAAATAAGATATTAGAAAAATATTCTCCACGAATAATTGTTTGTGAATATAATGCTACACATTTACCTCATGAAGATAAAGTAGTATTACGTGATACTACTGATTTCCAGGGTAATTATTTTGGTGCTAGTATATTATCGTTTTATAAATTAGGTATTAAACATAAGTATTCACTAGTGTATTCTAATAAAAAAGGTGTTAATATTTTCTTCGTTAGAGATGATTTAATCAATAATAGTGTTTATAAAATTTTAAATATTAATGATGTATTTAAAATATACAATACACCTAAGTATGGAAAAGGTCCGAATGGTGGACATCCTCAGGATCCATTAAATAGAGATTATATTTCTTCCGATAAAATACTATAATACTGATACAAATAAAACCACGGGTCTACTTTATATTCGGTTGGTATGATTGGATTAAACAAATTAATATTTCTGACAAATATAGACGAAATGATCTGTTGGTCGCATCCTATAAACTGATTATTCGCAATATAATATTGAAAACACTTGTAATATAAGTCACATATAATTAAAACCGTATTTTTATGACCTCCAAACATCGAGCCTGAAAAATGTACTTCATTACAGAAAAAATCTTGGACTTTTGTAAATCCATTTAACAAGACAATATCTAACTTGTCCTGTGAAATTTTGTCTTTGTTAGGATAAGACTTCAAAAATGGAATAATATTCTTATCACGAACATTACCTATATCATTCCAAACAAAATATTCACTATTATATGGATTGTTCTCAATAGCCTCTTTCAAGAAATGAAATTTTGAATTCCATAACTGATAACATCCACGTGCACGACCACATCGTTTATTTGGATCCATCAGTTCTTGACCTTCCCATATATCTGGGTACAATTTATTTATTTCCAATTCAGATAATTCCTTTACTATAATAGTGAATTTAATATTCTTATTATCTTCTAATATCGTTTCCAAGTATGATTTGTCATTATTGCACGTAAAAATTACAATATTTGTGTTTATATTTACAAGTAAATTTCGTATCCATGTATCATATTCTTCATGAGTATGCTTTGATTTTCCAAGTTTATAATAACAGCTAACTAAGGTTGTCATAACGTATATAAATACTTAAGAAACCTATTCTATAAATCATTTTGCAACCAATATAAAAACATATCCATATACATATTGTATAAACCCATGGTGAAAATCTGTAATGAACCCTATCCATCCAATTCAAAGTACGATTCGCATTTTGAATTGTATTCATTTCCATTAAGTGACTTTCAAAAATATGCGATTGAAGCTATTATCGAAAAACAACACGTATTAGTTACCGCACATACTGGTAGCGGTAAGACATTACCTGCCGAGTTTGCGATTCAATATTTCGCAAAACAAGGCAAAAAAGTTGTATATACAAGTCCAATCAAAGCTCTTTCAAATCAAAAATACTATGAATTCACTAAAAAATTTCCCGATATTTCATTTGGTCTCTTTACTGGAGATATTAAAACAAACCCTGATGCTGATGTTCTTATTATGACTACCGAAATTCTTATGAATTACCTGTTTACATCCACTACAAATACTGATGATTCGGAAACTCAGCCATCTCTCCAATTTCAAATTGATGTTAAAAATGACCTTGCGTGTGTTGTATTTGATGAAGTTCATTATATTAATGATGCTGAAAGAGGTCAAACTTGGGAAAAGACAATATTAATGCTTCCGAGACATATTCAAATGGTTATGCTTTCTGCTACTATTGATAATCCTGAAGGCTTTGCTAAATGGTGTGAAAAAGACGATATTGAACTAGACGCAAAATGTGTTTATCTCGCATCAACAAATCATCGCGTAGTCCCTCTTTCTCATTATGGATTTTTAACAACAAATGAAGGTGTATTTAAAACAATTCGTGATAAAGAAACACAAAAAGAAATTCGTGATAATACAAATCAACTTATTCCATTACAAGATTCGAATGGCGTATTTAATGAAATCAACTCTAAAAAAATTAGTAAAATTAATAACCATTTTAACAAAAATCGTATTCAAATTCATCGTAAACATGTTTTAAATAAACTTGCGTCATTCCTTAAAGAACGTGAAATGCTTCCTGCTATTGCTTTTGTTTTTTCCAGAAAAAACGTTGAGTCCTGCGCCCATGAAATCACGGTTCCATTAAATGAATTTGATAGTAAAGTTGGATATACAGTTCGTAATGAATGCGAACAAATTATCCGCAAACTACCCAATTACAAAGAATATTTAGAATTACCTGAATATAATCGTCTTGTTTCCCTATTAGAAAAAGGTATTGGTATTCATCATTCTGGTATGATTCCTATTTTACGTGAAATTGTTGAGTTAATGATTTCTAAACGTTATATTAAGCTATTGTTTGCTACCGAATCATTCGCAATTGGACTCGATTGTCCTATTAAAACTGCTATATTTACAAGTTTAACCAAGTTTGATGGAAACAATCAGCGATTTCTATTAGCCCACGAATATACTCAAATGGCTGGACGCGCTGGAAGAAGAGGGATTGATGTAGTCGGACACGTAGTCCATTGTAATAACCTATTTGATACTCCTATGCTTTCCGATTATAAGTTAATTTTGGGAGGGAAACCTCAACAACTCGTTTCCAAATTCCACATTTCTTATTCACTTATTTTGAATCTTATTAAAAACGGTCAAAATAGGGATTTTCATCTATTTTCACAAAAAAGTATGGTTCAACGAGAAATATTACAAACATTATCCGGAACACAATCTGAAATAAATGATACAGAAGTCCTTATTCAAGAAAAAGAACAAACTATTAATACTTTAAGAACACCTCGTTCTATTTGTGAAACCTATATCAAAACACAAAATGATTTACAAGGTGCTACAAACAAAAAGCGTAAACAATTTGAACGAGATATCCGTAAAATAGAAGATGATTATAAGTATATTAAAGACGATGCTACAAAGGTATATTACTATTTAGAACTCAAAGATAAGGTAGATAAATTACGTTCAGATTTATATTATACAGAATCATACGTAAAACAACAAACAGACCGAATATGTGATATTATGTGTGAAAATGGGTATATTATTCGAAATCCAGATGATACATTTGTTCTTACCTTACGTGGAAATATTGCTTCTAATATTGCGGAAATACATCCTCTTATTCTTACTGAATTAATGGTATCTTGGAAATATTTCGAAGATTTTGATACTAGACAACTTATTGGATTGTTTTCGTGTTTTACTGATATTAAAGTTCCAGATGACAGAAGAATTCACTCCCTTACTATGGAAGATACATTCCTTGAAACCAAAATTCGTTCAGTGGCGCATCATTATGATAAATATTTAGATATGGAACAAGAAACTCAAGTAAATACTGGACTCAATTATACAGACCCTTTGATTTATGATATGGTTGAGTTTTCCATGCGTTGGTGCGATTGTAATACGGAACAAGACTGTAAGGCATTTATTCAAAATGATGTTGCGAATAAATCCATTTCTGTTGGCGATTTTACAAAGGCTATGTTAAAAATTGTTACAATTGCCAAAGAGTTTATAAATGTATGCGAACAATTAAATTTAATTGATTTACAACATAAATTATCGTTTATTGAAGATATGGTATTAAAATATATCACAACTTCACAGAGTTTGTATGTATAAATTATGCCTTATTATAGCATATATGATTTAATTGTTGTTTCAATATTTTTTTGCGTAATAAAATTATGTTATCCATGTTTAATTCATTCATTCTTTTTTGATAATTATCAAAATTTTCTAATATAGTATTTGCTCTTGGAATAATATTTTCAAAGTCTTCAGTAAAAATATATGGTGTTACGTCCATCTTATCGCCCAATATTGATTTATCTGATACTATAATTTTTTTAGCAAAAATCATTCGATCACATCTGATATGTTCGAATACATTAAAACATTCAAAATGATGTATATTTATTATCAATTTACATCTTTTAATTAATTCGTCTCTTTCCTTTCCCCACCCAAGTATATTTAAACATTTCCATTTTGTTTTTTGTAAATTTTCCCACATGATTGTTCTTCTATATGTATTTGATGTATCAACAGTATCAGATTGTTCTGGTTTTGCGTTTATAATACCTATATCATATTCATATTTATCATCTATATTTTGTAAATGAATTTGGTCTTGTAAATGATATTGATATGGTAAATATATAATGTCTTTTTTGATTTGTATATTCTTATCTTTTGCGTATTGTTTTAACATTACAATATTTGCCATGCTATAATCCGCTATTTGGATATTATATTTAATTAAATTGGCAACATGTTTCATTCTTATATCTTCACTTAACATTTCTACATTTAAATATATCACTCTATTAGTTGATAATACGTAATCTATAAATAATTTATCATCATCGTCTATATTTAACCACATTTGTGTTATTACAAATATTGTATTTTTATTCTGAAGAAAATATTCTATTGTGAAATCCTGTATAGTAATCACATCAACAAACAAGTTTAATGAATATATATAATCCTCTAACACTTTTGGAACTACCATTGAATTTGTTTCTCTTGTAACTAATACATATTTAAATGAATCAGCCATTTACTTATATTGATATTGACCTTTTATTTTTATACTTTTTATAGAGTTATTATTTTTGTATAATACGCCCATAATCCTAATCCAATACCGCTTTTTGCGATAGCATCTAATATATTAGTAAAAATGTTCTTATATTCTTCATTAAACATAAACACGACACCATATAGCGACCAAATACCCAAGTAAATGTAAAATAATTTAGAATTAGCATTAGAAAATACTGGTTTCACATAATTGACATATATTAAATAAAACATTCCTGCAAATGCACCAAAACCCGGTATTAATGAGACGAATTTATTGATAACCTCTGTCTCACCTAAGTATCCGGACAATAACATTAAATAATTCAGACCTATTATTGGTAATATTGTTGCTAATTTTACAGATTTACCTATATTTTTACCCAATACCAAGCATAATACTAGTATCATTATAGGTGTGGTTATAGACCAATCTACATATCGTGTTTGTGTTAATCTTTTCCAATCCACACGTTTACCCTCTGCTTGGTATCTGTCTATTTGACTTAAAAACAAAGAATAAAAATAACCCGCAATAATAGAAATACACGTTTCTAAATTCAATACGTGTCTTGCTACTGGTTCACTTGTTGTCATAGCTTCTATAAATGTAACGGTTGCTGTTGTCAATAGTAAAATATAAGTTATCATAAACGAGAATTTTACATAATATTGAACTGGTTCGACTATTTGTTCTGCTTTATCCTGCTCGGTTGGTTTTGCTAATGATGCGGTTGGTTCACTTGGTGGTGGCGTAGGAGCCATAGGTACCGTTTGTGCTACAGGAGTATTCGGTTTTTGTATTTCTTTATCTATATATGATGACATTCTATATTATACCATTAGATAAAAATTGAATAAATATATTTATAATGTTATTTTATCAATACAAATAATGTCTGAAGACGAACAATCTAGTTTATCCTCTGAAGATGATACTATTTCATATCTATATGTTACAACCCCTATTTCGGATAGTAGCAGTGATAACAGTCAATCTAGTACTAGTAGTAGCGATGATAGTGATGATATGGATGAAATTACATCAATAAATACATTTAATACAAACGAAGAAGAAGCTATTGAAGATATATTCTTTTTCGAACAAGATTTTCTAAATAGTGAAAAGGAACAACACCATTATTATATTGGCAATTATAGGATTTCACGAGATAAGAAATACATTTTATATTCAAATTCCATACAAAACTCAACATTCTTTAAATATCCGGTCAATGATGTTCTTAATTATTTATATGAATTCAGTATTTTCATGACATTACCTAATATAGACATTATGCAGCTGTTTATATTAGATGATTCTACATATACAGTAGTTTTAAAAACTTATTGGTTACGACTAATTCAAAGACATTGGAAAAAGGCATTTTTACGCAGAAAGACTGCTATTCAAAAACGATGTAATCCTTATATAGTTCGTTATTTTGAAACACACGGTAAGTATCCTGATAATTCTTATAGTATACCCACTCTACACGGGTTATTATCGGAATATAACTCCATTTATTTATCAAAAGTCATTAGATATAAGAACTGATTAATATCAGCTAAAATCTCATCACGAATATTTAATAAATCTGTGTCCCTTTTTTCATTAAAATACATATTTATGTCTAATAAAAATTCACGATATTCATAAATACGCTCTTTAAAGTTACGAGTATTGGACGGGTCTATTAAATCAATTCTTTTTTCTAACATTTTGATACGTCTTTCATCTTTACCAATGAGAACTTCTACAAATTGATCTATATGTTTATTTAAATTAGCATATAACTCGTCTGTTGCCTTATGTTGGGCGTATGAACGAGTTTTCCAGTGGTATAATTTTACCATATTTAATACTTCCAAAAATACTTTTACTATATGTGAGTTTGTTTTATTTGCTTTTTTGTAATTTTTTCTTGTCTTACGTGCGGCTCCTCCTTTCTTTTTATTTGTTTTATTCTTATTAGTACGGTTCATATACATTAAAGCAATATTTTAATATTTGTATTTCACTTCAGTAAAATATTTCTAAATAAAAATCATCATAATTACTCTTTTTACAATTGTAATTACAAATTCACTGATGTAATTACATAAAGACTATATAATAAAATTACAATAATGGGTAATAATCATAGTAAACGAATATGTCCTGGTATTACTAATGATTATGAAAATTATATCAATAATTGTAATGTAATTATACGTTGTCCGAATTGTAAAAAAACAATCCAAATAGATAAAGAATTAGCAGGTAATTACAAATGTTATTGTTTATCAGACACACAACTATACACATCAAAACCAGATAATCTACAAATATGTGAATTATAGAAAATTGAATATAAAGTTTTTTATATTCAATAATGATAACCCTTATCTAAAATGAGCGATACTGATGAAATATATTACTCTAATGCTCTTACTCGTTACTTATATTCTGTAATAGAAGTAAGACAATCATTATTTATATCATTACTTAATCATGACCCAACACAAGCATTATACTGGGGATATGAATCTTATTATTCTGGTTTTGAAAAAGAGACATTTGAATTTTTACAAAGAATTTATAATGATATATATGCTGAAAACAATCCCGATCTCAAAGATTATATTAATGAATTAAGAGAAACGTGGGATAAGAATGACGTTAATCATTGCGATTGCAATGTCGGCTCAATTATTTATACATTAGCATTACGACCTTACAATTTGGTTACATTTGTAAAGGATATACTTAGTTACAAAATTACAAAGGACGAACAAAATGAAGATTTAATGCCACAATGTTTGATTTCATTAACACCAGAACATATTGAAAAGTATAAGACAAAAATAGTTGACGTGGAAAAGGGAGAAAAGGCTAGAAATTTACTGACAACTGTGAAACTATATCCAATAATGAAAGAATATAACACATTATTTACATTATTTAATACAAAATCAGACGTAGAATTTAAAGACATTTATAATTATCCATTTGAAAAATGGTTATACTATGCTAGTCGAAGTCCTATATGGTTAGAGCGTATTACAGACCACAATGGAACGATTAATGATGATACAAAAACCGTAACATTTCTTGATGAAGATGATGAAAACAATTTTTGTGAATTATGGGATTACGAACAAAATGAACTACCAAGCGATATTCACGAATTATCAATTGGTACGGGTAAAGAAAAACAGCTAACTATTAGACAATTTTGTAAAAAATACAAATATACCGTCGTTAGTAAAATCACGAAACGGAAAGTAACTAAAAAATCAGAAAAAACTGGATAAATTATACGTCAAATAGGTTGTTGCCAACATCAAAAATCCACCCCATAATACATCTATTATTGCTAATTTAGTAGACCATTTTGAAAATAATGCGAAATTAGTGCCGTCAAAAACACCATATAAAACAATACCAAATAAAAAAGCATCAAAAAGGGGTGCTTTTTTTTGTATTATGAAATAATTCAATCCCAGTATCATAGTAATATATGTTAATAATACGCCCATCATATTGACGGTTGGTTTTGTGTTTTGAATGTCTTCTATTTGTTGTAAAAATGATTCTTTTATTATGGAAATATAGGTCGCGTCTAAACCTAACATTACGAGTGATGAAATTAGTAAATCCGTATTATGCATTTATTATATGGGTATATTTTATTTTTTTGATATAACATTTTGTAACTTTTCGTTGACTAAGTCTTTAATAATAACCATATTATCTTTTAATTGTTCCATATAGAATGTTGGTGTTGGTGTTAAATACCGTGCGTCTAATACAGATGTTCCTTCAAATGTGGTTTCCCGTTGTCGAATAGGTATAGGAACGGGTTTTGTTGTATTTTGTCTTATTTCATCTTCAGAACAACCTTCATAATACATATAATCGTCTTCTACTAAACTATTATTTCTACTTTTATGTTCTGATGAATTTGACTGTATTTCTGTAATACTCTCTGAACTTTTATTTTTATTGTTTAAGTATTGAATGTAGTCAAAACTATTAGAAAAATTATCAGAACTATCAATTGCCTTTTTCATTAAAGTATAATTTAGTTAGATTTTAATATGGGAATTTGAAAGTAAATATTTTACGAAGAATACTTAATAATTACATATTTTACGCTGAAGAAGTAAAATAAAAAGTTCGTCGAAGATTTTGAAATTGGACATTTTAAAAATGTCCAAAATCGATTTCGTCAAAATAGTTTTCTAAAAGCATTTTTCAAAAATGGTGGTTGTTACTGAAATGCAGTATTTTTAGTATTTACTTGGTTGATTTTACTGCATATATTTTTTAAATATTTTACGCAAAAAAGTATTTAGGAACTAAAACTTGTATTCCAAATATATAGATTTAGAATACAAATGAATACAAAAAAAGTTCCAAAAAGTTCCGATAAATTTTGTTGTAAAAATTGTGATTATACTACGAGCAGAAAAAGTCAATATGAACGTCATTTATTGACAGCGAAGCATCAGAGAATACAAGAGAATACAGTAAAAAGTTCCAAAAAGGAACAGACATATACTTGTGAAATCTGTGAGCGTGAATACAAATTTCATTCTGGATTATGGAAACATAAAAAGACGTGTGTCCCCTTAGATGAAGCGAAAACAAACACTCAAACAACAACATTCATAACCACAACGTCAGAAATTCCCGATAATGACCGATATGAACTATTAACCAATACAATATTAGAATTAGTTAAAAAGAACGACGAATTAACGAGTAGTATTGTTGAAATATCAAAACAAATTGGTAATAATAATAACAATACAAATATAAACAGTAATAACAAATTTAACCTGAATGTATTTTTGAATGAAAAATGTAAAGATGCGATGTCATTAACTGATTTTGTAAAATCGTTAGAAATAACTATGGATGATTTTATACAAACAGGAGAACTAGGATTTGTAGATGGATTATCTAGAGTTATGATTGAACGAATAAATAATATGGACTTATACAACCGTCCTATTCATTGTACTGATTTAAAACGGGAAACTCTTTATATAAAAGATTCGGAAAAATGGGAAAAAGACGCAAATAAAGAACAATTGCGTAAGGCAGTGAAGGGCGTAGCCTATAAAAATGATAGTATGCGTCCAATATGGTATAGTGAAACACCTGACGTTGACGTGTTAGGAACCGAGAATTGTGAGAAATTTTTGAAATATTCACAGTCAGCATTAGGTGGATGTGGGAAAGAAGAAACCAAATTGTTTGAAGATAAGATAATGAAAAACATTCTCAAAGAAGTAACTATCAACAAAGATATATAATACACATTTTACGATGAATACTTAATAATTACATATTTTACGCTGAAGAAGTAAAAATAAAAGTCCAGCGAAGATTTGGAAATTGGACATTTTAAAAATGTCCAATTTTGATTTTGCGAAAATAGTTTTGTAAAAACACTTTTCAAAAAGGGAGGTTGTTACTGAAATGCAGTATTTTGAGAATTATATTGAAAAATATGACTGCATACATTTTTAAGTATTTTACGCTGAAAATGATTTAGAGCGTAAAATGATGTTCAATATATATAGAACATTTAGAATGGAAATTACGCCAAAAAACGCCGATAAATATAGTTGCGAAAGTTGTAACTTTAAATGCTATAAACAAAGTGATTATAATAGACACATAATGACTGCAAAGCATCAAAATAGAACAAATAGAACGCAAAAAACGCCAAAAAACGCCGGCAAATTTGAGTGCGAATGTGGTAAGGTATATAAAGCACGTAACAGTTTATGGTATCACAAGCATAGATGTTCGTATAGAAACACGGAATTGATAGAAATAGGGGAATCAACAGAGACGCATACAATAGACTCGTCATTAGTAGTTGAGCTATTGAAAGAGAATAAAGAACTCCGTGAGTTAATGGTAGAGCAAAACAAACATATTATTGATTTAGCAAAGAACTCCGGTAATACCACTAACAATACTACTAATAATACGAATATAACTAACAATAAGTTTAATTTGAATGTATTTTTGAATGAGACTTGTAAAGATGCTATTAATTTGAATGATTTTATCCAATCTATCGAGCTAAATACTGACGATTTTGTTAATACAGGCGAATTAGGTTTTGTAAAGGGTATCTCAAATATAATGGTTGAACGTATACGTGATATGGAGCCGCATACACGACCAATTCACTGTACTGATTTAAAACGTGAAGTGGTTTATGTAAAAGATTCGAATAAATGGGCGAAAGAAGACGATAATAAGACACATTTGAGAAAAGCTGTTCGCATAGTAGCAAATAAGAACAAGGAACAAGTTCATCCATGGAGAGCTCAAAATCCAAATTCAGACATATTAGATACACCTGAATGTGACAAATTCTTTGAATATACAAAGGCATCGTTAGGTGGATATGGAAAAGAGGAAGATTTGAAATTTGAGAATAAAATAATCAATAATATATTGAAAGAGACTGTAATCAATAAACAACAGATTACAAATGATTAGATGATATAATATCATATTATGAGGTATATGATATTAATCAGAATTGGTTAAATCTTCAAATGAAACACTACGCATAAACTGGCGACCTTTGATTATTTGTTCTAGGTTTGAAACATTGTTTTGTAGTTCCTTTATTTTTGTTTCATGGTCTAAAACCATTTTTTCTTGTTTATCAATTATATCTTGTTGTTTGTTAATTATATTTTTTAACATTACTATCGTATAATCAAAAGATTCATTTCTGTTAGTTATTGTTATAGGTGGATTAAAAAGTCGCGGAACAACATTAACATCCATATTGATATACTAATATACATATTATTTTTATATTATTTTTCATTATACTATACTATCGTCTTCGTCCCAATTATCTAATTCTTCATGCTGTAATACTATACTAGGTCTAGATGACATTCCATATTTTCCATTAGCTTCCATAATGCGTCTTTCTAATTGACTTTCCTTTTGTCTAATCATAAATAATTGTTCTCTATTACTGTAATTAAGTAAAGAATTAAGAGTATTATATTTATTTCTAGATATTGTATCCATAATGACTTCAAATTCTGTAGTAAGTTGTTGTTTGGTTTTGATGATTTCATTGTAATCTGTTTGCATATTCATTACTACTTCAGTCCATTCTTTCATTTTAATCTTTGGGTCTTGATGTTCCCATAGATGTTTATTATTCCAGGGACCTAGAACATCCATTCTATAGTCAATACGGTTATGAAGTAAAGAATATTTCTCTCTTAATGTTTGTATACGGTCTTTTAATTCATCCAATTTATAATATTTTGATATGGATAAAATAAGAGATATATACGTAGAAATAGTAATTGATACCACTGCTATTATATCTACATTGATAGCGAATTGCGTTTTTGTAGCTTGAAAGAAACCGGATAAAGTTGACATAAAAATAACCGAGGTTTGAATATTATTAACCATTGAAGTCAAATCCTCGTATTTTAAATCAAGTAGTCTTTTACACTCTTTTCCCTCTTTTAAAATAAAATTATTACATTTTTTTAAAGAGTGTAATTGGTTTTTAAATACAATATATTCTCTTGTAGAAAACCAATTTTGATTATTAGATAATTGTGTTCTTTGAGAAGCGTTTTCATCTCTGGTATTAACACTTTTTAAGCTTTGTATATCATCAACTGGATCGGGTATGCTATCTATCGACAATATTTCACTATTGTTATCATCTTCAATATGATTTAGTTTTTTGACAGATTTATTTTTGTGAAGATCTATAATAATATCATTATTGTTTTCTTCTTCATCTGGTAACGCATTAAATGTTGGTAAAGGTTTATCATTTATAGATAGCACATTTTCACTTAATTCGTTTTCAATAGGTTCATTTTTTTCATCTTTATTCGAATTTGTATTATCACTCATTTACATAATACAAATATTTTTACTTAATAATTCCTACTAAATTTCTTGTGTCATTGGAACTTCATTAGAATTATTATCTACTGTAGTTTCACTGTTTTCTATCGGTTTATCGGCGTCTATATCAATAGGTAGTGTTTTTGTAATCTTGGTTTTAGTGTTTGTTTGTTGTAAATAATAAAGTCCCCAATTAGGCAAATTCGTAACGCAATTCATAATAGAATTATATGTAATAGTTGTAATCACAGTATCATTATCTTTGCTAAATTGTATGGTATACCACCAATAAGGAGGTATATGTAAAGTATTTCCAGGTGTAATATCAAATTCCAAAAATCTTAATTTTTCAACATTATTTTTATGGGATTTATCAGGGTTCCATACATTCACACGAGAACGAAACTCGTAATTTTCGAAATCTCTATATGGGGCTAGATATTTGTTACTTTTCCAAGGTGTCATTTTGATTTTTGCTTTTCCAGAATGAACTGATATGAATTTACGAAAATCTGTATGATACCGAAGGGGGGTAACTGTTCCATTTGACCCAGTAGATATATCGTATTTTGTAACCATTGACATAGGAGGTTTTATAAAGGTATCATTGGAATGAAAAATATGGTATAAGTCAGCGGATTCAATAAAATCGTCATTATTTTCTGTGAAATAGTTAGACCTCGTATCCGTTTTCATTAAATTTATTGCGGAACTCGCAGGTAAAACAATGTAGTCAATATTATCGTCTTTATAATAATCACGAATATCTTTGATTTTGATGTCTTCTTTATCGTTGTTTTTGAATGTGTTTTCATTTATCTTTTCGAAAAATTCTGGTGATATGCTATTCAACTCAAATAATACAGGTTGTTTTATATCACAAACTTGTTGTAAATATTGGTTATTTGTATAGTCCATTTCATAAACTTCTAAATCTTCACTGGTTTTTAATTGATTAATTATGTGGATATAAATAACTAACACGATGATAAATAATAAAAAATTAAGTAATCCAGACATTGTATATAATAGAATATCCTTTTTTTATAAGCTTTTTACTGCAATATATTTTTTAATGGTTCGGCACTTTCCGATTTTTTATAGAATTTTACCATATTTTTTACTTTTGGTGATATAAATGTGTTTAATATACTGGTCGTAGTGCTAATGAAACAGGGTGTATTGTATAGTTCAAGCTTGGTTAAATATTTATCATAATTGTTATTTTGTCCGTGTTCGGCAAAACTTGTAATAATCGCAGAATATCTTTCAACAGCAGATATGGTAAGTGTGTCTAAATTAATATGGATTTCGAATGTTTTATGTTTATGAATTGTATCATTGATCGTTCTTGCTAAAAATAAGGTAAGGTCGTGATAATTGTTAGGATTGGCAAAAGTTTTGAATATGGTATAATCTATGAAAATTTTGGAATTGTCAAAGATAAATATACATTTGGTTAACATTGTGTCAATGCCTATTTGATTTGTAACTAAATCGGCACATTCATATTTTTGTTTCTTTTTGAAAAAAGAGTTTTTGTTATTAATATTATAATATTGGTTTTGTAAATTATGGATAGTTTCCATAATGTTATTGTCTTGCATTATATGTATGACTATAATATTATACATATAAAGTTTTATTTCCTATTTTTACTTATTTTCTTCCTTTTTTGTCATTTCTTCTTGGACCAATTCTCGCATATCAACACTGGTATGTTCGGTATGGATAGTATTGGCACCAAGACTAACTACACTATTTAAATCAGTATCGTGACCGATTGCTTTGGTTTTGGAGTCAGGATTAACATCTGATAAAATTTGAATTCTTTCATCTATAAGCATTTTGTTTACATCCATTGTATATGTTTGTAGTTTTAATACGGTATCTTTCATATCAGCAATTTCAGTAGCTATCATTTCAAATCTGGATTGAAACTCATCCAATAGGTCTGTTACTGTTGGTTCAGTTCCATTTGGAAGAGACTTGGTAAGTGATTCTTCTAGTTTTGATACACGATTATCAAGAGCAGAAATAAACTCTTGAAGTGTCAATCCAGTAGGTTTTTCAATAGGTGGTGGTGTAGATGTTGGAATAGGGGCTGGTGGTGGTCTAGGAGCTACATTCACTTGAGGATTTGTAACACGTCTTCTTATAGCGGCGGCATTTGCACGACTCATTGTTATAAATAAGTTATATGGGTTGTTTTTAACTAATTATATTTAAATTATATAAATGTTTTCATATATGTATAGTAACGAAATGGATAAAGATGAAATCATCAGACAATTACAAGAAGAACTTGATGCTACGAAACTAGAGTTAAGTGCTACGAAAGAACATTTGAAAAAATATACTGCTCCTGAAAGTAGTAAAGCATATTATCAGAGAAATAAGGAACTAGTAAAACAACGTGTAAAAGAATGCCAACAAAAAGCGAATTATGTCTCAAAAGTAACACCAGAACAAAGAAAAGAATATAATAAACGAGCTTATTTGAAAAGAAAGGAAAAAATGCAAAATATGGAAAAGGAAAAATATTTAGGAATTTAATTAATAATAATGGTATTAATTACTTAAAGAAATATCTTTAAGTAATATATAAAATGGTAAAACCTATTATTGGCGTTTATAAAATTTCGAATACTTTATGTCCTGAGGGGAAGTATTATATTGGATATAGTTGTAATGTTAATAAGAGATGGGGAATACATAAAAGCACACTTAAAGGTGGGAGACACTGCAATATTCGTATGCAACGAGCATATGAGAAATACGGGTCTGAATGTTTTACTTATGAAATATTACAAGAATGTGAAACAGAAGAAGAAGCAAAAAATGTTGAACTTTCTTACTTGGAAGATTTGACTATACGAGATAAATTATACAACTTACATTATAATAGTAGTGGTGGTGATTTAATGACATATCACCCAAATAAAGAGCAAATTATAGAAAGGATGAAAAATACACAAAAAGAACAAATTAGTAAAAT